CGCGCAGCTGTTTCTCCGCATCTTCGTCCGCCTGTTTCCTCTTATCTGTTGTATCTCTGAGAGACGCGATTTCCTCTTTCAGCATCTCGACTTTGTCCAGAATCGCAGAGATCTTCTTTTCCTGTCCCGCGACAAGATCCTGGAGCACCGCCTCGACCCCAGACATGACCGCGCTGGATATTTCATTGATCATATCCATGTTCGCGTCTGGAGACCCTGCGGGTGCAACATCAGCCGGCGCACCAGCAGCACCGGCAGCAGCTGGATCCATACCCATGGCAGCCGGGTCACCGGCACCCATCATCGTTGGATCCGCGGGAGCACCACCGGGTGCCATTCCCATCGCTGCCGGATCCACGGGAGCACCACCTTGCATTGCTGGGTCTGCTGGAGCTCCACCCATCGCCGCGGGATCCATCGGGGCTCCGCCGGCCATCGCAGGATCCATTGGGGCGCCACCCATGCCGCCTTGCTGCATCTGCATCTGGAATTCTTGATATGCTTGTACGATCATTTCAGCGGGAATTGGCTGCCCATCGGGTCCGATAAATGTACCACTGGCTTGATCAAGTTGAATTCCCATTGCTTGCGCAAGGAACTGAATGAACTGCTGATCTTGCAGAATCTCAGGCGGGATCTGTCCGCCGTTTGGTCCGGTCGCAGCGGGAGCCGCTCCCATGGCAGCCGGATCTGCTGGAGCACCTCCAGGTGCGGCTGCCATCATTGCCGGATCCATGGGAGCGCCACCTGGCGCTGGGGCCGCTGGCTGCATCGCGGCTTGTTCTGCTTCTGGTGTCAGAACAGCGGCGGCTGATTTCTGCATGCTCGTATAAAGGAAGCGATAGTCTCTATTCATTTCAGCTCCTTATTTACCTGCAACTTTCCGGATCATCGACCGGATGGATGCGGTTTTCTCTTGATGCTGTTGTCTGTCCAGTCTCATGAAGGTACTGAGCTGCTGCTTGAAGGCAGCCTGTTTCTGCATGGCGTCTCTCGCGCTTGCTACTTTGATCATGAAGTTCTGGAGCCCTTTGACAAGTTCTTGTCTCATTGTATATACCTCATCTTTCAGTTCTCTTGGATTACTATGGGGTCGTCAACGTCGATCAAGCCTTGTCTTTGCGCTGCACGAGCCTCTTCGAGTGTTCTAAATGTGCGGGTGCGTACATTTGGGCCTTGCTTCATGCGTGTTGCAATGTACAGCCCCTGCATATACTCTTTTTCCGGTTTGTACAGGATCTTGCGGTTCTTCATCGCGATCAGATTCCGTTCCGGGAACATCCGCCGTCTCGCTTCCGCTCTGGCGCCGTCAGACACCGGCACGTGAATGTTTGCCTGGTCTCCGTCGAAGTCCATACAGAACGGAACGACGATGGATGGATTCACATGGATCGCGTGTCCTGTCGTCAGCACCGGCTCGAATGCCATGATGTTCAGTTTATGCAGCGACGGAGCGCGGTTCATCTCTACCGGGTGCGTCTTCATGACTTCCTTCAGCTTTTCAAACGCCTGCGGTGCCTGATTCTTCACCTGTTTCAGCGCTTCCACTGGTGTATACCCGGCTCTGACAAGCTCGCGTGCAATGAACGGAGACATGATCCCGAATGCCATATCCTTCGGAATACCTATCTGGTTCAGCTTGAGCCGCGGATTCGCAGCGACGACCCCGCGTCCGACTGTGTCCACTGTTGCACCAAGAACTTTGCGTTGGAACGCGGACCATTTCGGTGACTCTCCCAGGGCCCACTTCAAAAGTCCCTGCACATGCTTGTTCTTCAGTTTCGGGTTCTCCGGATCGTACAACCCGGCGAGTTCCTTCCACTGTCTGTAGATGGTTTCGCGCTCCTCTTTCTGATATTCTTCTGGCAGATTCTTCGCTTCACGGAAATCATCACGAGCATCCAGGAGCTGTGCATACAGGTAGTTACTGTCGGCCACCATTGTCAGTCCGTTATGAGAAGACACGGGCCTGTAAATAGGAGGTATCACAGGGATGCGATCCAGCATGTACTCTTCCGGTGGCAGTTCATTCCTGCGCATCCGCTCAATGGCAACATAGCGTTTCAGTGCATTGTCCTTCTTGGAAGTTGTCGCTTCCTTGAACTCCTTCAGCGCCTGAGCCGATTCTGCTTCCAGATTGATGTGCGACAGTTTTTCTTTGATGTCCGCCGCGGATTTCATCCCGTTCACTTCCTGTTTTCCGGCAACAACCGCGGAGAAGTCTTTCAGAGGAATACGCAGCAGCCTGGCAAGCGGTTCCTCCATTACAGGATTGGGGAGTGGTTCGTCCAGCTGGATGTATCCCCATTTGTCGCCATTCGGCCCAAACACGTCCTGTCCAAACAAGCCTCCGTCCAGAGGTCTGAAAGTTTTGGCTTCATATGTATCCCGCGTCTTCAGTTCCCGCGGACCGGCCAGTTCTTTCACATCACTGTTGGACAGCGCAAAGCAACTGATACCCTGCTTTGTCTTTCGGACGTTTATACCGGACCCTGTCAGATGCGCAAAGAATTTCTTGTGTACCAGCGGTTCCCCTGGGATGGTCGGGATCCCTCCTGTGCGGATGGATCTCCAAAAGTCAGCATTGGACTGTCCCCGGAGCAGCTTGCTGTCAAGAATGTTCTGGAATGCGTTGTGGCCTACCATGGCGGACTGTTCCAACGTCCCAAACCTCTTCGAATTTGAGCAAATTACACCACCACTCAGTATATATTTGTGCGTGTCCGAGACTGTGAAGTCATATACACAGACTTCCTGTACTTCCTTGTCTGGTTGGTATGCCTGTATGTCCGTGATCTCAACAGGTACCACTCCAAGCCGAGACGTGCAATCATGTTGATATACCAGCTGTGTTTCCTGACAGGTCTCTGCGTAACCACGCAACCAGCGCTTTGATGCTGGAATAGCTGTATGCGGCACATTACGCGCTATTATGTTGGCGATCTTCCAACTCGCGTTGCGCAGGAATCTTATGATGTACCGCTTAGAGCCATCTTTTGTATAGTATTCACTTGTATGAACACCATCAGGTTCCCCGAGAAAGTCCTTCAACCACTCGACAGCGACCAAGGCGTCTTCTGCACTGAACCCCTGTGTGGCCAAAGAGCTCTCAGGACATGCCACGCCCTTTACATGACTTCTGTTCCACATTGAGCCATCGTCCAGGAACCATACGCAAAAACCAAGCTCTCCCAAGTGTTCAAGGGCTTCTCGCGTGATGTGGCGCTCTCGCGTTCCTATATAGATAAGCTCGAATAGGTCTGATAACGCGGCCGATTTTGGTATATGCAGGACCTTTGCACGAGATGCTTTAATTTTCGTACCGTCTTTCCGCCTGCTTTCTGTTGTTGAGTATTCTCCAGAAAACAAGCGAGCACCAAGTCCCTTGAGCAATTCGTACTTCCAAGTCATATAATTGAGCTGCTTGATAGAATGCTCACAGCTGACCGTTTCACCTCTGCATTGACACCCATCTCCCAACAGGGTACCTAAGATAACTGCTTTTTGATCCTCTGTCATAAGAGGTCCTATACCCGCCAATTTATCACCAACGCGCAGCATACCCGCCTCAACAACTGTCATATCCGCAAGAAACATATGATGGTTCTTCGTCGGATATATACTTGTTGAGTGCCTAAGGCTATGGTGATCGTTGCCGGTGGTGCTGATATTATACTTTGTCTTGATGTTCAATATATCAGACACAGCGGCTTTTCGTACAAACCAGTCAGTGACCTGCTTATAGCAATATTGGTCACCATCCCATGTTAATACATATTCTGGCTGCCGTCGCTCACAGATTTCGGATATACGCTTCATACCATGAATTGTCATGATCCGCTGTACACCTGGATAACAGCCAGTCGCACCAGACCCTCCAGGAAGCTCTTCCTGTGTGTACTCGTCGGTGCCGCGAGCAGACATCTTCGTATCTGCAATGTGCTTCAGTTTGAAGATCTGGGTAACACCAGTCAGCACATGCGGTATCTTGCGTCCTGTTTCCGGGTCTGTCAGATCCTCGGAGTCCTTCAGATGGTTCTGTTTCAGTTTATCGTTGACGTACTGGTACAGATCCCCTTTATAGAACGCAGGAACCACTTCCGGCACACCCGTTTTCGCTGCAACCTTGCCGAGCAGCGCCTCATGGATCATGGCGCTGTTGGTACGTGAAATCAGACCCAGAGGACTGAACAGTACGTCGAGCGGTTTTCCATCCTCTGCCACGGGCATCTGTTCGTCCGGGATGATCTGGGACACGACTCCCTTGTTGCCATGCAATCCGGACAGCTTGTCGCCTATTTCCGTCGGCGCGGTCACGGTTGCGAACACACGAACACCATTACGGGTCTTCACAACATCTGTGACGATTCCCGGATGGGCGTGTTCCCACACTTCGGAGACATCTGTCAGAACACGCTTGCCCATTGTTCCAGGAGATGGCTCTGTTGTCTGCACTGCAAGAATCATAGGATCGCCCTTGCGCAGCACCGTGCCTGGTTTCACGATACCGTTGTCATCCAGCCCCTCCATCTGTTCCTTCGTATACTCGGAGGGCTTCCATGTGATGTAGTTCTGCTTGCCGAGCTTGATTGTCTTGTCAAGATCGACCGCTGTCTTGTACATGGTTGTGCTGGTCAGTTTCTTGGCCGCGGACTCGGATATGACCATACCGTCTTCATATGTACCGCCCTTCCACGAGAGCCAGCCAGTACGTAGGTTCGTGCTGATTGCTGCGACTCCCTTGTCGTCCGTATAATTGGACGCAGCCAGACAGTCGCCGGCTTTGAAGGACTGTCCGGCTTTCACTGTCGGCGTGTTCTGAATGAACCCCTTTGCATTCATCGGGAAGTTGTGGTACAGCTGGATGGAGCCTTTGGTACCGTCATCATAAATGACGTCGATCCTGTCCCTGCGGACCGCTGTCACAGTACCGCCCTGCTTGGCGAAGCGGGCACCCAGATAGCGCCCGATGATCGAGTGCATATCCTTCCCGGTCGCCTCGTCCAGCCCGCGCACCAGAGGTGCTTCCCGGTGATCAAGCGAGACGGCCTGCAGCGGGTATTTCGAGTTGTGCGTGACGATGCCATTACCGCAGACATACATGTTGTCATTGATATCGATGTCGATCATCAGTGTGGCTTTGTCCGTCTCCTGCACGCTCTTCACGGTATCGATGAACATATCCCCAAACATTCTGTGGGTTTCCGAGGACACCAGCTTCAGCGCATAGGTAGTCCCTGTGGACCGGACCGCATCGCGATACAGCGTGTCGCTGACCAGACGTGCGAGTACCAAGGCAAGACCGTCACGGCACAGCATATTCGGGATATTCAGAATCCAGATATCCTCGTTGCTGTCGATACCGACCTGTGTCTTGTCTGCGGTATATGCGTCGATGAAGTATGCTGCTACATCCGCGCAGGCGCTGAGTATGACAGAAGGTACCTTGCGGGTAGCCGGTTCAGCGCCGATATTGTCCACCAGCCATTTGATGAACCAGGCGTCGTGTATACCGAGACACAGATCTCCGGCATTCGCATAGAAATATGTGCACTTCAGCTGCAGTTTCTGAATAGCCGCTTCCAGCAGCGGCTTCTGGCTGAGCTGGTAGACGATACGAGCCTTGCCTTCGTTCGGCAATGTGAAGGAACGAACAGCGCAGCCGAGCAGACAGGCAACAGCTTTCGTGACCAGCTGTTGTTCGATGAATGTCCGTCTATTGGGCAAATCCTTGAAGGATGATCTCAGTACTTTGGCGCCTGCCTTCAGCGCGTCCGCACGTACCAGCTTGACTTTTCCATCCTCCAGCACAGGCCACTTGTGATCGTAGCTCGTAATGAGAGCCCGTCCGGACCGCAGTACGACCTTTTTGAACCACTTCTTTTTGGACGGAAACTTGGCAATGGTGTTTCGCACATCGTAACAGAGCGCTTTTCCTTCCTGTGTGCATCCTACTGTGCGTTTCTGCAACCCGTCGAAGCCCTTGGCCGGAATCACATCCAGCATATTCTTCTTGTCAATACTAATCACACTGGTCATCGGGTGCAAACAACCCATGAGCAGTCGCATTTCTTTCACTGATGAGGGCATCGTGACCATATTGGATGCCATGCTGTATGCTTCATCCGCACGTGGCAGGAAGTAGTCCACTTTATTCCTGGGAACGATACGAACGCCTGTTGGGCCGCCCAGTGCGAATATAGACTTCGTCTTCGCGTCCATCATCTCACCGCTCGCCACAACGGAGCGGGCCGCCGTAACAGAGTCCACCAGTTCTTCTTTTCCGGTGTGTGCATTTATGAATTTCTGATACAGCTTCCCGTCGGAACCCTTCATGCAGTGCTTTGACATATACATATCCAAACCGACGCGCAGTCTTTCCGGGCTGCGAACAGGATCCAAATAGCCGAAATACGACGGCTGTACTGTCCGCATCTCGTCCGGTGCCGACGACACATCTGCCACACCGCCCTCGCCGATACGCGTTGTTTTGTACGCCGCATCAACCGTCTCCAGCGGGGAAGATCCATCGATCATGTTCGCGAGCTTACTGTCATAGAACACATCGGAGATATGGGCTTCAAGAGCACCTGATGTCATATGATCGAGGTTGCCCTTATTGGTGGCTTTCCACAACAGATTCCGTCCCAGCTTACCTGCATCCCTGAGTATGTGTTCAGCGAAGTATTCAGCAGGACCGTAGAAGCGCTGGAACAGCAGTGAGTCCTTTGGATCTGGCTCCACCTCCCGGCGCGAAATACCAAGCAGCTTCTTGGAGGTCGCAAGCATCAGATCCGGAGTAATACGTTCCGTGTTCACACCGACAGTCGTATTATTGACATCAGCTGACATGCGCATATCGCGCACCCAGTCCGCGGCGGTCAGTTTCGGTTTGTCCGGACGCAGTTTGAGTGTATCGATAGTAGTATCGGAGGCCTTCACAGGCGTAACGCTGATGTCATTCATATGTTGTTCCTTTTGCCTTGTGTATCTTGTTACAGGTCCCAGTCGTCTGTGTCGTCATCATCGTCATCAAACAGACCATCAACCGATACGTTTGAAAGCGCTTTTCGTTTTTCAGGTGGTATCGGCACACCATTTATAGATACGATTTGTCCGAACCTTCTTTGTATCTCATAGCCGTTTTGTACATCAATACCCAGCTCCTGTGCGAGCCTCTTAACTTCTTGGTGTCCCTGTTGCCTATCCCACCTGCGAGCTCTGTTCCTGCGTCCGTAAAAGGACCCCAGGGAATTCCCATAAGTACCGTGCCGGATCCAGTCCTCTCTGGATTTGAATTTGCTCATGTCCATTAGGTCTTCTGGAGACAGCTGCGTTATGTAGTCAGGGACCCCTGGTTGTGTAACCGTAGGGCTTACATTCGTTGCCGAATTGCTTACAGTTGGAGGTGCAACAGGAGTCGGCGCAGACGTTGTCTCTGCGTCGATGGCGGAAGCGGCTGTCACAGGTGTCTGCGGCTGTGTCGCCTGTGTCGCGGGCGCTTTGTCGCTCGCCAGCTCAGGTGTTTGCGGAATTGCTGGTGCGGCTGGCTGCTTTGGCGCCTCTACGGGTTTTGCCACTGGCATAGCCGTCGGCGTCTGTGTCACAGGTGTCGTTTTGGTCGCCGGGGTTGCAGTTGCACTGGGTACTTTCGGTGTTTCTGGTTTCGGGGTCGGGGCCTTTGGCGGTTCCGGAGGCTTAGACACTGGTGTAGCAGGAGCCTGTGTAGCGACAGGACTCGCCTGTGTAGTTGCTTTTGGCGCCGCGGGTTGCTTCGTTGTTACTGGCCGTATGGGTTCTGGCTTCTTGAACTCCGCGGTTCCATCACCCTTGTACCAGGGGTTCAGGCCTGTATATGCCAGTTTATGTAGAAAGGCAACATCCCGTGAGGTACGTTCAGCCTCTCTTTTGCGTTCCATCTTGAATTGTTTATAGTCCATAGCAGCCCCTTTATTCTACTTTAGAGCCAGCATAAAAGAAAACGGAGACCCTCTTTCGAGAGCCTCCGTGAGATTTTCTACTCGGAGTAGAAAATTAGCGTTTCCGCGCTTCCTGTCGCTTACTCCTGAAGAACAAGTCTCTGGATCTGTTGATGCGGTTCTCATCCCAGCCGGCCCTGCGCATCGTGGCTTCCTGCTTGTCCCACGCAGCGCGTATAGCCTTTTCAGCTAAAGCCTCCGGAGCCGCGCCAAGATCACCGTATTGATTGCCGTTCACAAAATCCCCGAATGCGGTATATCCGCCGCGGATGGCGTTATCCGCGTTCCGCAGTGTGTCTTGCGTACCTTGTGCCACCCTGCTGGCTGTACCGGCGACGCCTTGCGCTACGTCTTGCGCGCCACGGCGTGCACTTGACACTGCATTATCGACGAAGCGACCCGCGGCAGTGTCGCCTGTCAGCTCGGGTCTGTTCATCACGTCATTCTGGATCAGCTGTCTTTCTAGAGCCTGTGCTTCAGCAGCTGCTTGTTGCTGTGCTTGCTGTGCCTGTTGTTCCGCCACACGCTTACCAGCCTCATCCCACTGCTTCTTGAAGGTTCCGTAGGCGCCCTTGACTGCCGGCACAGCGGATTCAGCGAACCCTTTCAGCTTTCTGATTCCAGCTTGTAGAGCGCGTTGCCGCTTGGCCTCTGGCGAGTTGTCTTCGTGAAGCGTCAGGTCCTCGTCATCTTCGCCTGAGTCGATTGTTACTGCCCCGTCGGGTTTCACGTTACCGGGTACAGGACGCGACATCGAAGCACGTTGCGCCTTTTCAGCCTCGATATCAGCCGGAGACTGCACGTTCGTTGGATCAGCTTTTGCCTTGGCGGCAGACGCAGCCTGTATCTCCTGCTGCCGCCACGGCGTCTTGTCCCACAAGGATTGGGCACCCTGACGGATCTGATCACCGTACACGCCGGCACCGATACCTGCGCCAAGCGCACCAAGAGCACGGAGCCCACGATGTTTTCTGGCCCCTGGGACAAGACCACTCAAAGCATATGTGCCAAGTCCTGTACCAAGCCCGATTCCAACATTCTTCAGGTTGCTGTAGTTGTCCTTGGAAGCCCAGTCCATAGCCTTCTGGCCCCAGTTATTGATCGTATCCGCTATACTTTCCGCTTTCTTTGACATACGGCACGCAGAGCAAACAGCGATCAGGGAAGGATCGTGCGAAGCGATCTTTGTCATGATGCGCTCGGATGCGCTGGTTGGTTTCCATTTGCTCATTATATACTCCTTTTACATGTTGTATATCTTATCTGCGGCCTGACGGGCTTTCTCACCCAATCCAGCTTCTTTGTTCTTCTTGAACAGTTCAGAGCCCCAGGCTTGCTCCATTTGCTCGTCTGTGACTCCTAAATCATGAAATACCGTATAAGCCGGGCAGTTGGCTGTGCCTCTGCTTATCTGGAAAATACCGGTGTTAGGCATCAGCCTCATATTGAAGCCTGCTCCTGTACCTTTCTTGATGTTGAACTGCGCAGATATTTCGTCTGGTTTGCGTTTTGTATACACGCCAGGTTCCATACGCATGATGTTCGTGAATGTGTACTCATGCCCATTACGTATGAACGTACCACGGTCGGTCATATACGGAACGCGCAGCAGAGTCATGCGCTTCGTCTTGCTCACGACTTTATTGGTCGCAGCGTCTCGCAGGACCCAGGATCCGCGCAGACGTCTGGTTACAGACTTTCCTTCCAGGATCGCCTGCTTTTGTGTGTCCACATCCATGTCCTCTGGATCATCATAATCGACGTCTTCCGCCGATAGAATGTATCTGTCGTTGTACAGAGGAAACCGCTTTGTCACCGCGGTTTTCACGTTGTTGAACAACTCATTGCGGATCGTCCCATAATCATCCATGCTATAGATGGACGTTGCTTTTGGTGTCAGTATGTCAGCAATGAACTTCTGCTTGGCCTGCAGCATTGAGCCAGTCGCTGCAGTAAAGTTGTTCGTCTGCTGGTTGACTTCGTCAGGCATCAGATCGTCACCGAGATTGGTTTGTTGAGATCTGTATCCGTCACCTCAGGCGCTGTACGCATCGTTATCTTCGGGGCGTCTTTGTCGATCTCGGCGAAATACTTCTTGCTGTCTGTCGGCGTGACGGAAATCGGCGTGATACCCGCTTTGCTTCTGGCATACTCTTTCAGACCCTTCTGATACGCCTTGAACTTGATGTTATTCGGGTCGTTTGCCTTGAAGTATGTATAGGAACCGATTGCAGACGCACCCATGAGTGCGGCAACCAAAAGCCCGGCTCCTGAAACGGCGCCTGAAAGCAATGCTTCCTTGTTCTGGCTGGCGGTCTTCATATAGATGTCTTCGTCGTTCGCACGAGCCAGAGCAGCGTTCACTTCCTTGTCCGTTGCGGTACCTTTCGCGATCCTGGCACGTGTCTGGATCAGCCCTTTGATGGCATCATCCTTGCGCGCGATAGTCTGATCCAGCAGGCGGTTTCTGCGCGCGCTGACCAGACTGTCTACGCCTTTATATGCGAGGCTGGCCGCCAGCAGTGTAGCACCAACCGGAACAGCTGTTCCAATGATATTTGTCCAGTCCAGGGGATCCACCGTGATGTTGTTTCCGTTTGAACCCTCCGCGGCTTTTTTGACAGCTGACGATTTCTCCAGCGTACCGGATGGGCCCAGTTTTCCCTCGAACGAAGTGGAGATCTGTGACGACAGGTTTCCGCCTGGATGATCTTTCTCTGCCATATCATTCATACGGTCGAAATGCTTCAGGGCTCTGAAACCACCAACCGCGGCAGCTGCCAACAGCATACAGGCTCCGGACTTGAACGCCAGATATCCGATATTCTTGTTGTCCGGAAACATATCCGCAACGAACTCCGGGTACCTGTCGTTGCCTCCTATCACGAAGGACAGCGGATTCAGTGTATTCCAATAGGAGAACTTATCGCCGGTTCCCGCTATGACATTGTCAGCTTCTGCTTGCTTATTCATTGATGACCTCTTGTCTTAAATATTCAAACCGCTTATGCAGTTCATAGTGAACCTCGTTGTACTTGACCCACACCATGAACGCATGCTTCGCTGAATCATACTGGCAGGTCTCTTCGCCCACAATTATCTCACCGCGTGATACACGTGCCAGCAGCTCGTCATACTTCGCTTGAGACTCCTTGTCATCAGGTGTCATCCACAAAAGCATCGACTTCGGCGTACTGACCATAACGAAAGCAGCCATCAGAAGATCCTCACGGTCGATCATAAGACCGAGATCCGATGGGGCTACAGGAATACCATTGATGCGCCCTTCTTCCTTATAATTCCACAAAGCATTTCCAACTTGGGAAATCTCATTGTCAGAGCTCGCATCCGACGCTCCGGGAAGATTGTCATCATTGAGTACGCCTGTATCTTTCGCGGATACCAGGGTTCCGAATTCTGCTTTCTTTTTTGTCATCAGGCCAAGATTCTCGCGGGTTTCGGTGCTTGCCGATCCTTGAACTGCTGGTATTCGGATTTCACTTTGCCAGACAGGTATCCAAGGTCAGCTTTCAGCCGGTCATTTTGATACTCTTTCTTTACTGTATCAATGTCCTGCTTGCCGTGCGCTGTCATAGTTGCAGCAGTGTATCCAGCGCCTACACCGGTGGCTGCTGCAGCTGCCAGCAGATATACAGCCGCGGCTGTTCCAAGATTTCCGAGCAGCGATACCCCTTCACCTACAGTCTTTGCACCAGCATCGACAATATCTCCGATGCCCGCTTGTTTTTTGAATTCATGGTATGTCATAAGTTCCTCACTCAAGTATTGCTGTGATTGCTCCTGCCCATGTACCGGCATCAATCAATGTTCGTTGGCTCTCCGGAGACAGCCCTGTCATCGCGCCAAGAGCCCCCGTGAACAATCTTGCACCGGCATTGGCCAGTACGGTCTTCACGCCAACCTCAGCCAACCCGCTGAACGACAGCTTATTCTCAATCTTGTTGACTGCGCTGTCGAACACGGTTCCAAGTGTTGTGTTGTTTGTTCCCGTTCTGTTTGCTGCATCTGCCACGATGGCTGTGGCCATATTCTTAGCATACTGATGGTTCTTCAGGAATGGGTCGTTCGTGAACAGATCTACCGCATTTCTGGTATTCACAGTCTGCGAGAAGTCAACAGCGGGTACATAGCCATCGAATGAGAAGAGATCTTCTGCACACTTCTGCACGCTACCTGCCTTTGGCAAGCCGGAATTGAAACCGAGCTGATTCTTGTCACGGTGATAATACGAGGTTCTTGGGTTCCATTGTCCCAGACCCCAATACTGTTTGTTTGCCTTGAAACTTGGAAGGAACGAGCCAGCGGCTGCCAAGCCACCGATAGCTACAGGAACCCATTTCTTGTACTTTGAGTTGCTCTCCAGCTCATCCATGGCTTCATCCCATTCTTCGTCGGAAAGACCACTCATAGCCTTTCCAGGAACACGAGCAAGGGATCGAATGGTGTTCACGATTGGATTCCAAGCAAGCCGACTCAGACCATACAAGGCGCCGCCCGCGAGCAGAGCCTGCGCTGCGGGGTTTGGCACAACGCTTTGGTACGCCTGAATACCCCGTGATATGAAGTTATCTGCTGCCATCACATACCTCTTGCGATTCCTTCATAGAAATCCGTTTGCTGTGTCTGTTTATATCTTCTCTTATATGCGGTCTCGTCATCTTCGTCCTCGTCGTCATCATCAGATCCGAGGAGTCCTCCAAGAGTCGCAGCGCCTCCGGCAAACAGCAGAGCCACTCCGCCATAGAACAACATCGGATTCTCCGCGAGTTCCGCCATGCCGTCCAGACCTTTGGAGCGCAGCCAGAGTCCGGCGAACTGATGTGTTCTGAGCGGGTCTTCTTTCCACTTTTGAAAGGCCACGGTCTGCGCTGCCTGTTTGAATCCGTCCATTAACTTACGGCCATCCTCCCCCATAGCTTTCAGCATTTTTTCGCCTGCTGGTGTTGCGAAATGCTTGCCAAATGCCAGGAAGTTATCCGTTGTCATCGAAGCCATCCACTTTTCTGCTCCGCCGGCAGCCTCGACAGCCTTCATAAAGTCCTTTGTCATTGCTGCAGTGGATGCAAAGTCGCCCTCGCCCTTTTTCATCTTGTCCAGAAGCGCAGGCATTGTTTGTGCAAAGTAATTGGCGTCGTCCACCATATGTTTCTGCACTGTGGCTCTACCAAATTCAGACAGTCGCTTCAACTGCGGATCCTGTTTATCATCCGGGTTGCCTGCGGACATGCTCATCAGGCGTACACCCTGATCCGCATTCATGTTGTAGAACATGTCATGGTAGGATGCTTGCATCTGCTCGTCACTCAGTGTTCCCAAATAGGCAGAGAAATAGGTCTTATTCGCAGGATCCATGCTCGTGTTCGAATTCATAGCGTCCTGGAAGAGCTGTGGCATTACCGCCTGTGTTGCTTCTCTGAAACCTTTGTCCTTTGCGAGGAGCTGCTGGAATTGCTGTTGCTGGAACTTCGGATCTTTTGTATCAGTTGTCATGCCCTTCCACAGCGTTTTCATTGCCCCGCCGTCTGCGAACTTAGCGGTACCCAGGCCTGTGCAATATTCCTTATACAGAGATGAACGCTGTTCCGGAGTCATTGCTTTGAAGTCATCAGATGCCCAGAACCCTTGCGGCATATAACCATGTGTGCTCGCGAAGTCCCGAGCCGTCTCATACAATGCTTTCGATCTTCCAGCGTCACCAGCATAAGCGTCTCCTCCAGTTTCCACTTTGGAGTCCACAGCGCTTCGCCAACTGGTCATGATCTTGTTGTCGACAGCCGACTGTCCCTGTTCGTTAATGGTGCCAATGATATTCTGGTAGTTCAACTGCGTGGCTCGTGTTGCCCGGTATTCGGGCGAGATCAAAGATGCTACCGCTTCCGTGCCATCATTTGCTGCTGGAAGGATTACATCTTTGGCAATCGCTACCGTACCCGGTGTATAGTCCTCCGCCGTGGTATTCATACCTGGCATATTTTTTCCGGCAACTTCTTTACCTATGGCTGTCGCCGCTGTAATGCCTGTATCGGCGGCTACGTATTCTGCACCGCCCCCCAGAACCGGATGCTTACCAGCGAACCTTGCCAACCACGCCATACCAGGCAAGGCTTCGAGCCCCGCGCCTACCGCGGCATATTCGGGAAGTTTTCTGATGGCCCGTGATGTTCCATTCCAGGCGTCCAGTGCAACTTGTCCTGCAGCACTTGTCGGTTGGTCCGCTCCAAAGTCTGTGGCTGCATCGCGGATCAGGTCTCCCGTGACTCCCGCAGTCGTTGTAAACTTCTTCACCTTGTTATAGTTATTCAGCATTTTCATCAGCGTAGGTGCCGCTGCAACGAATCTTGTACCCTGCAGCACAGAACCAAAACCCAAGGTCAATCCTAAATTTGCGACTTCCCCGCCATAGCCTGCAATGGTGTTTGCTCGATTGAACTCCTGAAATGTATCTCTCGCCGCTTGCTGTCCAAGCTGTCTTGCTTCGTCTTCCGACTTGCCTTCAGCTAACGCTTTCTGCTCAGCGTCTCGTTGCGCTTGATATGCGGCTACATACTCCATGCCTTTTTGCCGTTCACTTACAAGGTCACCGAAAACCCCAAAAGTAGCTTTGTCAGCAAACGAGCCCATAGCAGATGGTAGCCATGTGGCTCCGAAACCCGCGTTGGTCATATTCTTGTTTGCCTGGGCTATTCCAGCATCCAGTTGATCAAGCTGGCGTTCTCCTGTTGCAACGGCGGCTTCTACTTTCTCCCTTTCTGCACCCGGTTGCATAACGCGCAGCTCTGACTTCATGCGTTCCAGATTATTTCGTGTATTTACTGCCTGCGTGACGGCTTCTGTAGCTGTCTGAGGCTTTGCACTGCGCATTTCTGGGGCTCCCCAGGAACGCTGTTCGGCTTGTGCATCCACCTGCTGCTGTCTGAGCATGCGTGCCTGATATACATGTGTTGGGTTCGTCGGGTCGAATGTTACTGCAGGAACTTGTCTCCGATTGCTGCCTTCTGTGTGCTGTTGAAACGGATTCGTATACGAACGCGGCATGGGTACACTTGGCATACCTGGTAGAGCTTGCTTTCGTCCCAGCGCATTGTCTGCAAGCATTTGAGCATTCGGATTTAGCTGATAGCTATCGTAGTACGCCTGTTCTTCCCTGGTTACCCCGGACATGTCACCAACACGTTCCTGCATCCAGGTTCTTTTCTTGCTTGGATCCAAAGAACATAAGCCGCGTTCCGTTTCTGGCAGTGATTGTACATGCGTGTCATATGCTTTGGCCGCGGCATCGACGCGTTCCATAAACGGTGTAGGCTTGTATGCATTCCACGTCGGATTCGCGTAGTTCGGCTTATTCACGGAACCCGCAGTAGGAGCAGACGGTATTTGTGCTTTTGCTTGTGCGGTCACAGATGGCTTGGCCGGTGCAGCCTGGACTTTAGGCAGCTCCGGCTTTTTGATTCCCGGTACAGGGTCCGCCGCCTCTTTATATAAGGAACGAAACTTCATATAGTCCATGTCTGTCATCCCTGCGGTTGCTGTGACTGCGCCACGGCATCCGATGCAACCTGCTGTTTCATATCAGTAAGCATCTGCTTCACCATCGCGTGCATTTCCGGATTCTGCGCTTTCAACTGTGTGAGCTGCTGTGTGCGCACGTTCTGCGGGGCAGTGTAGAGCTGCTGCGCCATCTGCTGTGCTTCCTGATACAACTGTTCGACGCCTGCCGACTGCGAGTTGCCTTGATTGAACGTAAGCCCACCGCCACCTGCGGGCACTGCGGGCTGTTCAGGCTGCGCCGGCATACCTTCGCCTCCACCCTGCGCGGCTTCTTGCTGCATCATCTGGATGTTCATCTGCGCCTGCCCGATACCGACAGATCCAGACGGCGGCATCACGCTGCCGACAAGCTCCTGATTCTGCTGATCGGTACTGAGCTCTGCTGCGATCTCCGATTCGCGCTTCTGCTCGCGGACGCGTTGTTTTGCGTCTTCCTCGAAGTCCACACCCAGACGCTTCAGCACATTTGTCTTGGCGATGACGTTGGACTGCATCATACCGACCAGAATCTGCTTGTTCATATCGTCCTCGACGAATGATGTCATATCCAGCGAGCACTGCATGTTCTCGACATTATGCGCATCAGCGATCTTGGAACACATCCAGCGTGTGAACTTGTTCAGCACTTTCGCGAAGTGGATCCACTGGCGCTCGAACATGCGCAGTCCCATGGTGGGAGCAACTACCTGGAACGAGGTCTGCCGGAACTCCTGCGGAATGCCCATATCAGACAGGATCTGGGTGACATACCATTCCATAAGATCCACAGGAGCCAGATTCTTCGCTTCTCCCCCGAGCATCTGATACTGCACAGGGACGGGAGAGATGATCCACGTTGTCGGATTCTCCCGGACGCGCTTTACGGAGTCCTGCATAAAGGATCTGAACTGGGCACCGCTGACAGGCATTCTGTTCGGATCGTCGATACCTGCTTTCAGGTTCGATGGCTGAGGACACAACATACGAATCGGTGCGATGTAGTCCATCGTCACCGCCTCGTTGAATTTGTCCAGGTGCTGCAACCGAATCAGATTGTCAAAACTGTTCATAAACAACGGAACACCCCAGCCCTGATACAGTTTGTCCAGAGCTGAGAGCGTCGAGGTTCTCATATGGAAGAAGTTCTCTGCCGGGAACTCGATGAAGGAATCCGTATTGGCAGCCTGCAGGAACACTTCAGGAGAATCTTCCAAGTATACAGGATCGCCCTTCCGGATGGCGTTCTTGATCTGATCCGGCATCTTGTAGAAGTACCGATATGTTCCGGACAGTCTATTGTACTGGATATACATGTCCTGCGGGTCTCTGTAAATGAACCGGAACTTGCGACCGCTTGGATCTGTAGCCAGATCGTCGTGCACCTTGAACACCACATCCCGTCGGCAACCGCGGCAATAGCCCTTGAAGTGCTCGCCGTCCCACTGATAGTCCAGACCTTTGCGCATCTTCTTCAGATTGTACACATGCCCGCACCCCTTCGTCGGACATACAAGTGTTCTGGTGAAGATCCGTTCCGCGGATACGAACACATTGCCAAGCGCAGCCAGTTCGATACCGAAGTTCACGATTTCTGGAAGGATGTTGTATGTATCGTTCAGCAGTGCTTCAAAGTCCTGCACACTGTCGCCGTCCACTTCTTCAACGTCTTCCTGTGTGACAGCGATGTCGGAGACGAAATAGGACACCACCTTGTTGATCGCGTTGCGGTATTTCGCATTTCTGTCCCAGAACCACAGAGCCCAGATAAACACATCGTAGATGGTTTTCGGGTATATATGATTGGAGTAAGTTCGGAACGGATTATGCAAAGAACCCCGTGCAGTCGGCTTATCGAGGTAAGATGCCATGACTGTATGTCTCCTGTATTTTCGTAATCTTTTACAATGACGACGGGTTACACGCCTGTATAAACAAAAACACCGCAGGCGTGGTACCTACGGTGTTATCATACGACAACCTTCAGTCATCTCTTGACGTAGTACTCATCACTGAAATCGGCGTCGCGTATCATAGCCTTTTTCAGTGTTTGCGTTACCTTCTCACGGGATATGCCAAGCAGCTGCCCGATCTCGGCATGTGTGGCCTCCGGATTGAACAAATGCATACGAAGCACCCGCCACCACATCGGATCGTACGCAACGCGGTCCAGCATGGCAATCACTTTCCGATCAGACAGCAGGATATTGCTGATGACAGACATATCGCACATCGCTGAGATCCTGGTGATGGCGAGCATCAACTTGACCGGAACACCGTATTTCTCACATGCATCGTACAATGCCAGCAGTATCTCTTTCTGCTTTGCTTTTGTGGCTCCGATGATCTTTCCATCTTCGTCGAATTCCGTGGCCTTTGCCGCGATGATCTTCTCGATCTCGTCCGTGAACTCCTGATATTCGTTCTGCTGCTTTGTCAGCATATAAGGCGTCGCTGCCTTTTTGGTGTTGCCGCGGAGTTCCTCGGCAACGGCCAGATCCATCAGCTCAAGCGGCGTGCACATCAGTACCTTTGAAAACTCCTGAGCAATACGCAGCGTCTTGATTCCGAATACACAGAAATGATTGATCAGCGTAATAGACTTGCCGGTACGTTTGGCCAGCTCTGTCTGTGTCATGTGCAGTTCATCGATTCTCTGCCTGAACGCCGTCTTCTTCGTCGAATTTGTCGCTTTTCGTCCCATGCTGCCCTCAGTTTAAGTTGGCTTTGATACCATATGCCATTGACATCAGTGCATTCAACTGCTTGGACAAGCGCGCACGGATCTGTGTCAGGTCATGCAGTTCCTGTGCGATGCGCGCGGATGCCTGCTGTGTGCTGTATTCATACAGGACGTAGTTGCGGAACGTGTTGTACTGGGACTTCGTCAGTATGCCCCTGTGCTCCACGGAGTCCACAACAAGATCATCCAGATGAACCATGGCCTGCATGCAGCGCAATATGTTGCTCCTGGTATCCTGATCCTGCGCTTTGTACAACCGGTCTATGTGATCTTCCAGAATACCGAGAGAGTCCTCATCGATATTCAACACGCAATCCTTGAAAACGTCCAGATTGTTGTACTTTTCTACTTCGAGTAGAAAATTTGAGGACTCCTCACTGGCAGTCAGCAGAACGTCCAGAGCGTCGACAAAGGGGCATTCGTCCGAGTGCCGGATTTCCGATTTGTCATCGTCCGCATGTCGTCCGCATAGGGAACACCATTGATTCCCGAGGTTGTCCAGCTTGATGATCCCAGTCTCATATTTCAGTGTATTTTTCAGCTCTTGTTTGGTCATTTCAGAATCTTTCTGGTTGTTTCCTTTATAATAGTGCGGCCCGTTTACAACAGTATACAAAAGCATTTCCAAAATAAATTAGAGCAACAGCAGTATGGTAACGAAAGACAACAACACAACAGAGGAGTGTGACATGTCAGAAACACAACAGCCAGTAAACCTCGACCAGCTCAGAGAAGACGCCAACAAAGCAGTCACCCTGTATATGCTGGTCTGCCCACAGTGCAAAAAGATCAGCACAATATCGAAGGTCATGGGAAACACGATGCAGAAGCATGAGAAGGACAATGGCAATCTGCTGTGTCCTGTCTGCGGGAGTGAATCCACAAAGGATAAGTGGGGCGAAGTCACAACCAACTACATCAAGAAGCACCCGCACGTACACGATACGTACAAACACATGCTGCGTGAACAGGAAGCCGCGGCTGCTCAAACCGAGGAGCCAGAAGAGGCCGAGGTTCCCGATGTCCACGAAGAATCCGCCGACCGGAACCCGTGGCCGGCGACTCTCGCAACGGAAATGCGAAAAGCCGTCAAGAAGGACATGAAGTGTTCCTGCGGCGCCTTGGACAGTGCCGAGCCCTTTGTTGACGACAAAGGCAATGCTTATGTCATCTGCAGTGTATGCGGCAAGACACTCGCAAAGGACACTGACGAGCACGGGCTGTATTTCAACGGCAAGCGTATCGCTGAAATCCTGGATGCTGTGGAACCACGCTACCCCGCATCGTCCAACCAGGCGGAAGAACCGGTAAGTATCATCGATCAGTGGAAGGAAGCTGTTGGGCTCAATACCGCCGCGGTGACCAGAGAACAGGAGAACATCGTGGGAGTCTGCATCCAGGTCTGCGAAATGCTCCTGGAGAAGAACCGCAAGTATGGCAACAGCGCTCTGAATCCAGTACGGATCTTCAGCAAAGCAAGCCCACTGGAGCAGATCAAGGTGCGCCTGGATGACAAGCTGTCCAGACTGCGTTCCGAACAGCCTGATGAAGACGAGGACGTTGTCAACGACATCATCGGTTACTGCATCCTGTTCAAAGTCGCCAGCAAGCAAATGAAGGAAGACGCAGCCAAACAGAAGGAGGAAGCATGAACAACAAGTACAAGGAACAACTGAAGAGGATCCCCAGGGACCGGAACATTGCGGCATTCACGAACAAGTTCGACAAGAAGGATATCGCAATTATCAAAGAGTGCGCTATGGACTGCAAGGAACAACGTGAGAACTTCAACGATGAAATGTGTGAAGCGGCCATCGAGTACATCACACAGGAAATCCTGACGCTCAAGGAGCTGACCCCGCTGTTCGTGGCTCTGTGGATGCACAAGAACATTCCATTCATGTCCGATGTCGATATCGACGATCTACTTCTGTCGGCAGGAAAGATGCTGAAGAGAAGTCAGAGCCTTCAGGAGATTGAGGCCCTTGGATACGAGTTCAATCCGGTGCTCATGCTCAAAGTCATCAAGTTGAACGGCAAGCTGCTCCTGGAACTCGGGAAGGCGACAAACGCTGTCACGGAAATGCATGACCGTGTAGTGCGGTATCGAAAGAAGCTGTTTGCAGCACGACACAACGCAAAGAAGTGATAGCACAAAGCCCGGTCAACCGACCGGGCTTTTTATTCTATGTCACTGCTGTGAAGCATGCTGGTTGGGATATAACAGCGGCTGAAGTCCAGATCTCGTGACTTGTAGAAGGGATCGGATTCGTGTGCGATATAGAACCTGTACGACAAGTCGTATCCATACCGGTTGCAGGCAATGAACATGTTCACAGGTATAAGACCGGGTTCCGTGAGTGTGATACTGGCGATTGGCCACTTGTCGTAGTCCTCATAATCCACAGCGTAGTCCGTTGAGTAATGATAGGTAGCTGTCCCGAACTTCAGCGCCACACTATACAGACCAGCAAAGTAATACCACGTTGACGTATCAGATGGGCTTGAGTAGTATTGCTTGCAGTCATATAAAGACCAGGTGCCCGCTTTATCCGCCCAATAGTAGAACTGCAGTCGTTCATTCGGATATGTTGTTCCAGCACAGAAACCGTAGCCATGATATCCACGAACCAGCGTTTGTTTTCGGAACGCAAACTCCGCACAGTCGTAGTTCCTATCTATTGGTGCCAGAGCGCGTACGCTGACCTTCTTCGATACTCTGTCGCTCATGTTCTTCCAGGCGGCCATGGCATTCTCATAGCTGCTTGTAGCCAGCGAATCTGAGGACAGATCCTGATACACGATACGCCCGTTGATCATCTCGTATTTCATACTGATGTCATGCGGTGTCAGTACTCCCTGAGACGTACTCATAAAGTCCCTGCGCTTGCGCTCATCTATTCTCGAAACCGTTCTGAACATGACCGCCTCAGTATGTAAAGTCTCTCTTCAGCTGTGCCCGCTTGTACCCGAAGACGCTGGCTGGTACTTCTTCCACGGATGCTTCCCCAGGTCTCTTCCATCCAAGTATGCAGTAAGCGGAACTGTACAGCTCGTAGTAGAACAGATCGAACTCATAAGCATGGCCTCTGACCAGATCTACATCAAACTGTCTCGCCCCGTCCCAGGAGCTGTAACAGCATGGTACATAGTACTGGTTGTCGCCTATACGCATGGCGAAGCCGTCATCTGTCTGTATATACAACCGATAGGTTCCAGTATCCGGAGGGATCAGGTATCCCTGCATACGGAACTGGTAATAGTCTGTACGCCCGTATTTCTTGGACGGTACATTGTTCTGCATCCATATATCGGATACCAGCATCTTTGATTCACTTGGGCCATTGAGGTTCGCCCAAGCGGAAACGGCTTCATTGAAGCTGCCGAATGACTGATAATCCGGTGTCTCCTGATAGACCAGCCAGCCTCTCTTTATGCTGTTCGGTTCATTTCCGGAGGTTGCACTGCTCAAGAAGTCCTGCTTGTCGTTCTTGTCATATCTGCCGAGTGTCACGAACATCATGAACCTCCGACGCATTTGGGTCGTACAGCCCGTATATCCGACAGCACAGATACAGGGGGAGCCACTGAGATCTGCAAATTGACAACCTCGTCGGACGGCCTGGTACTTGTGTAGGTGCTGACACCCACGATAACGACGCGCTTTGTACTTGGTGTGTACGAACAAGCCGCGTTACAGTGTAAGTCATTTACGTACCAATTAGCGTCATCATTATACGTGATCTCGGAACCGTCCGCTGCGTCCCATATGAAGATATACACGTCTGAATATTGCCCGCTGACGTAGTGTGTTCCAAATGAGTATGCAACACCAGGTGCAAGTGTCAGTATGATGTACTTATAATTACGCCCGTGCTGCGACTCGTTGTCCGCCAGCTGTATGTCTATGGACGCTCTCCTGTTCGCTGTGCAGTTCTTGTCGAATGTATAGGGAACATCCCAGGTGCCCTTACCGGCCAGCAACTTCGTTTCCACAGGAAGCCCATGAGCGTCCACAGAGGTTATCCAGCTGTCAGCCGTACAAAGTACACCGGCTCTTCCGGAATTCCGGTACTTCATTGTCTGATACTGCTGTGTTACAGCTCGCGGCGTACCCTGTTCCCACTCGTTTCTGGTAGTTGCGTGCACCTTGTCGAGTGTCTGAATAACTCTGAGGTCCTCGGTGCTTGTCACTGGTTTCTTCAGTACGAACATAAGGCACCTCAATACGTAAAGTCCTGGGCGAGCTGCGCGTTCTTGTATCCGAAGAACGCTGGGTCGATGCGAACTGGCGTCGATATCCCTGGGCCGGCCCACGCAATATCATAATAACGGTCGCCTCCGCCGTCTTCCCATAAAAAGTCGAATTCATACCATCTTCCAGCTCGCATGTTTACCGTAAGCGGTGTTGAGCCGTCAGGCTGCGTGAACGATCTGTAGTCATAGGACCATGACGGGATGAAGCCATTCACGGTGTCCACACGCAGGGCCACATGATCATCGTTCGCTGCATAGAACGTGTAGTCTCCGGAACGCTTGGGCCTTATATATCCCATCAGGCGCACTGAATAGCCGCCTCCCCATCCGTGTATTTTGGAAGGCGCGTTCTTTCCCAGATAGAAGGAGGACAGCGCATATTTCTGCACAGATAACCCGCCGTTGTTCTTCCAGCTGGTCAACCCTGCTTCATAAGTATACTGGCTAAAACTGATCGGTGTTCCAAGCTCCTGATACACAAGATACCCTTCAATGAGGGATGATGTTCCTTTCTGCATCCAGGGATCATATGACGGCGTCCTCTCAGCGTCATCAGAGCTCCACAGACGCCGCCTGCTCTGTTCTGCTGTACACAGCTGTTCCTGTGTTTGCGTAGGCTTCCATAACGGATCCCGGCTGCCCAGGAATCCGGAGACAGGCCATACCTTCACGGGTCTGTCACCCTCTGGTCGTATGCTGGTATCCGTTACAACGAACATGTCACACCTTCAATTTTACATCCGTGACGGCCAGTTCCACCCATGAGGACTCTCCTGGGTGTTTCAAATAGATGTAGAATCCGCCGTTCGAGGCGGACGATGTGTTCGTCTTGTGCCGATAAAAGAGATCGAAGTCGAGGTATCCCTTACGGGACACCTGCATATTGCTGATGATCGTAGTCTCGGATGTGGAAGAGGTCGTGCTGTAATATCCTGTTCTGCTGCCCACGCGCAGTGCAATACCGCCGTTGTACATAGTAACACCGAACTGATACGTGCCTGTGCTGCCTGCCATGAACTTTCCCTGCATACGCACCCAGTACTCGTTCGTCAGATAGTGGTCTTGTGTCACTCCGCCCTGCGGCATCCTGAAGGTGGTCGTCTTGAGCGGGACACGACTGTATGTGGTGGCTCTCGGTATGACCTCTGTATCCCACTTTGTCACAGCGTCCGCATAGGAGCTGAACTCACGCAGCGTCCGGACATCCCAGTAGTACAGAGCGCGTCCCATCGGCCAGGGCTTGCAGAACGCTATATCCGAGGACTCAACCCTGTCCAGTGTCTTCTTCGACAGGTTGAGAAACATGTCACACCACCGTGGATTCGACAGCGTTCATGCAAATGCGAACACCAGCCACTGTGGCTCCAACCTTGAAGGAATAGCCATCAGGCACCAGGATCTTGTGATCGATGGCAATCGTTTCCAGTGACACCAGTCCGATGGAGAATGCGAACACTTCCTCCGTCCCAGCATATTTACGGAACGTCACGTTGCATTCCATATCTGTCTGGTTGTAGATCTCGATCACGACGTTGGCCACTTCCTTGCCGGAGATCGGCGTACACAGCGTTGAGAATGTTGGGATCGACTCCATAGCCAAGGAGTTCACCGACCATGTTCCGTCCAGCGGATCCTCCGCGATGGAGTTGTCCGTTGTGTACGCAGCGGTCGTCTTGTACTCCTGTGTGTATATCGTGTTCGTACCATCGATGAGGACGCCACCTGTGGTCAGCGCTGAATCCGTATAGATATAGGTCGTATTCGTCGTCGGCGTCGCGGTATCCGTCCAGCGTTCATTGGTTCCATCCGACCAGCACGCCGCTGTGATCAGGCCTGTGACGTCGCTGCTCGATGTTCGTGTATACGTGGTACCGCTGACTGTGATCGTGCTGAAGTCCGCCGCCACTGCCGAGATTGCCGCGGATCCCGTTGTCAGATCTGAAGACGTGTAGGAGTTGTCCGTGCCTGCAACAGGCTCATCGAGCCTTGTGTAGAGCGTCGTACTGTTGTTCACCCATGCATACGCAGTATGCGTAATATCGCTTTCCGTATCCCGGTAGAACGGCGTGAAGGCACTGTCGGTGTCGCTGGCAGACGCTCTGGTGTACGTAACATCGTTTGCGGTGATCGTCGAATGATCCGCGGCAACGTCTGTGATGACCGCGGCGCCTGTGATCAGATTCGTACCCGTATAGCACACTGTCGTGACCGCGGTAGGCTGTTCCATGGTGGTGTACACCTTGTTGGTCCCATTGATCCAAGCATACGCTGTAACAGTGACGCCAGTCAGCTGAACAGAGACCTTGGCCAATTCATGAACACGCGAGATTTCCCAACGCGGCGGACTGTTCTGCATGTTCGCCTGGATCCGCGCCCCGTCGGACTTTGCCCAGTACCGTGCTGTTGTCTTCGCATCGGCGTTCTGCAGCGTATAGTCCCCATTAAACGTGGCTTGTGCTGTACCGAACCCGGCAACTTTGGTATCCGGGGCGCCCAGCGTAGTGACTGTGTAATTCTTATACGGCATTGTGGTCTCCTTAACTGAAAATGATTGCTTGCTGTCTGGCGATGGCTGTCATGTCCAGCGTCATGCTTGCAATCTCCCTCTGGATTTCTTCGAACCGTGACAGGATCTCCAACAACTGTGTAGTGGACGGCAGCGGCAAACCTCCCGCGGTGACACCATCGCCGATATAGATACGCTTCTCGTTCAGATCGAAAACCAGAACACCTTCAGGATACACTGTCGTGATATCGCTGAGGCGTCTTGGAAGCGCGTGAATATGTTCATCAACAGCCATAAACGTCTCCGTTATTGTTCTTCACAAATACCATCAGGTCAATAGACAGAAAAACCGGCTTGCAGCGTTGTTCGCACTGCAAGCCGGTGCTCGGGTAACGCGGCGAAAGCGCTTACGCGAGTTTGCACTTCAGAGCGCCGTAGGCATCCTTGGACACGAACTTCGTCAGTTTGGTGCCGTCCTTGGCAACAGCCTTCACGATGTACGTGGTGCGGGTACCGGTGGAGGTCTTGCGCTCCAGTTTGGCTTTGGTGCACTTGGCATCCGGAACTTCGACGGTCTCGCGGGAACGTGTGTTGTAGAACTTCATGTTCATACTCCTTTGTTGGGTTTCTGTACTATACATGAACTTATGCGAACTTATCAGGGAATTCGTCAATCGACAGCTTCCCCATAATCCAGTCAAGCAGCCTATACCAGAGGGCGCGCAGCTTAGCCATTCTGTTCCTCCGCGGTGTTGCCAGGCAGCAGCCCGTCGTTGGGATCATGTACACAAAACTCCTGTGCATCGATTGGATGCTCCTTCTTGTTGTGGTCCAATGCGTGCAGACGAATCACGCCGTTCACGTCCTGAACACCGAACAAATACACATGATTTACCGGGATCTTCACGTCCTTGAAATTCACAGCTTGTTTCAGCTTGATTAACATGCTTGTCTCCTGTTTGTTTACATTAGTACGGTATTCTTATTATAGAAACAAGGAGATGTCATATGCCTATACACAGAACGATTCTGAGCGACGGCACTCTCGGATATAAGTGGGGCACAACAGGCAAGCCCTACAAGCGTCTGCAGGACGCGCGCAACCAGGAAAAAGCAGTCTATGCCTCCGGCTGGCGTGAAAAGAAGGACCAGTCCGTGAAAGATGTGTGTCCTGAATGCGGAAAAGAGAAATGCGAGTGCAAGAAACAGAAAAAGGATGCAGCAATGAATTACACGGATCTGACAAAACACGCCGGAATTTACGGCGATTACTCAGGCGCAGTCGCACAGGCCCTGGCGAAGAACCAGCCGCAAGCACTGCCTATGAACGCGCTGGATGCTGAGAGACTCCGCACGTTGTCGCTGTCACAGGAACAACGCCGTATACGGCATCTGAAGAGCTTGATGGGTAATGATGCTGCAACCGCGTACAACAGACTCGGCTACACGCGGATTCTGCCCACGCTCGCGATGACAACTGCAGGTGCGGGTCTCGGCGGTGTAGCAGGCTTCATTGCTGATCCTGATCGGAAAGACGCCGTCGTCCCCGGTGCTCTTACCGGTGGCGCCCTGGGCTTGCTGACCTCGCTGCTGGCAAATCGTGTCGGTTCTTTCGCGGGTGCAATCGGACATACAGATCGCGAGAAGCTGGGCGAACGATTGAAAAATCTCGGTGCCGCCGATTTCCTGATCCCCGGACGCGGTGCCTATTTGCAGGCGCAGCTGTACAAAGATTTCAAAGAGAACGAAGATGAGCGGCCAACACAGATGGTGTTCTGATGAGCTACACTGAACAGGAATATCGCGTCGCAACCTGGTTGCGCATCGAGCTGAAAGAAATGAAGGCACAGATCGACGCGGGCGCGCTGCCCGCGGACATCCTGACAACAGGGTACACCTGTCAATTCACCCCAGGGGACGGCGCCTTCCGTACGTGGGTGAATCCAATCAATGAGTTCCTGCAGTCAGCCAAGGGAAAGCGCGAGTTCGGCGACACCTATGTCGTCGAGTACGACAACAAGAAACGGAAGAACATTCTGTACAAGCGCTGAGTACAGCAACAGGCAGACACAAAGAAGGACCGGCATCCGAGATGCCGGTCCTTCAATTTTATACTCGCAGTAGAAAATCCCCTTGGGGCCTTATTCCTGGGCCTGCGCCTTGAACTTATCAGCGCTTTCTCTGACCAGCGTCTTGAACTGCTCGGAATTCGTATAGATGGCTGCTTTCTCCGCGGCACGCTCTTTCATGGTGCTTCCCTTGGGTCTCACAACATTCGCAAGGCCGTTCGCAATATTGGGTACCGCTTGTTCGATCAGCTTATAGGCAATCTGTCGCAGATGCGGCTCCGGAATCTGGCTTGCAACATAGGACTCCGCGGCAGCAATCGCGAGCGCCTGGGTACCATCTGCAGCCAGGATATTGGCCGCCGTTGTCAGAGCCATATTGAATACGGACTCCGCGGTGGACACGACGGATGCCGTATGCTCCGAGCTTGTGTTTCCGATGGTTTCACATCCGGCCCCGCAAAACAGTACGCATGCGGCCAACAGCGAAATGAGATACTTCATGTCCTTCTCCTTATTGTTGGAAGACTTTCTTGTGCAGCAGAGCCTCCGAGGTAACCGCCAGCTGGGCAACCTGGGAATAATGTCTGCGTCTCAGCATGTCATTGGTCCGGTCAAGCAGTTCCAAGTACGTCAGGTCGAACCCGGCGTCCCGCAGCACTGTGAGTGAGCAGTATGTGAGTGCTCCCTGGAACTGGCCGTTTATGAAGGCATCCGCGGCTGTCTGGTTTTCCTTACAGCCAAACAGAAACACAGCATCACAGCGCACTTCCGGATCCATCAGATGCCAGTTCTTCTGAAGGAACGCTCTGTCCATAGTTCCGGAGAAGCAGTTGTCCAGCCATGCCACCACCAGCGTCCCAGGTTTGAATTTCTTGAGTCCCGCGAAGATGTCATCATCCAGAATCAGCTCGCCGCTGTCTGTTACCAGGGCCTCGTCAATACCGTCCAGTTCATCACCCTGCAAGTCGATGGTCTGTGTTCCGTGACTTGAGTTGGATCCGAGCAGCAGATCCCCTGGTTCCATCAGCTTCGCATACATGGAAACTGCCTCTGTGGCGTTAGTCGCGTTGTAGTTCGCTCCCACCAGGTTGATTGTATGCACTTCAGGAATGCCAAGCTCCTTGTCCAGCTGCCTGAAGTTCTTCCAGTCGTTCAGACAGCCGCGCAGCTCATTCCTGGTGCCCTCATAGTTGGTCGCTGTGTGTATCGCGTACTTGCTCACGTCAGTCCTCCTTCATGGCAATGAAACTTGGTGCCCTGTAGGCGCCGTCGTTGTACTGTCCGCGGTTCTTGATACGGGCCGTTCTGCCTATGTACGCCTCAGGGTTTCTCAGCATATCCCGCAGCGTCTTGTAGTTGAAACCGGTACCGACGCGCCCGACTGCAGACCCGTCAGGAGTCAGACTGTATGAGAAGCCTCCGGCCCTGCTGTCATTCTTCGTGTCGGCCTTGAAGATGTCCTTCACATAGACATCCGCATCGTCCACATTCTTTGCCTTGACAGGGCGCTTGCCTGGCTGGTGCACAACGACACCCTCTGTCGTGAGACTGTTGCGTCGTGCCATGATGCTGTGCAGCAGATCCAATGCGTTCTTGTTCCTGTAGGAGGTCATCGGCAAGATCGCCGGATGATTCAGCCGTTCAACAATGCGGTTCACACGCTGCTGGTCGTACTGGTCGACACCCTTGTCGTGTACGGCCAGCGCCGCGAGCATCAACTGCAGCCCCTCCGCTCTGCGCTTGTTGGTCGCATTCATCAGCGTGCTGTTCAGAAGTCCTGACAGTTCCTGCGGCGGTATGATGCTGTTGCCGCGAAGTCCATACAGTTCACCGCGGAGGGTCGTGCCCTGCAGATCCTTCGGTACAGTGGCTCCACGCAGTCCTCCGATGACGTCCGTGTATTCAGGCTTCAGGTTATTCTTGTCAGCACGTATGCTGTATACGGAAATGCCTTTTGGTCCCAGATATGCCAATGCACCGGCTCCGTCGATCTTGGGTGTTATAGATGCGCCCTGGCTGACAAGCTGCGCCACATCCTCAATGGGCATGGACTTGAAATGTTCTTTGCTGTACTTACGGATCTCCGGCGGCTGGTCAGGCTTCTTTATCGACAGCAGCCAGTTCTTTCCGCGGGTCTGTACCAGGTTGTAGATGGGGGCGTCCTTCGAGTCCCCGCGGGTGAACATCACATGGGATGGTGACCGCTTCAGTATCACGACAGGCGACTGTTCCATCTTGCTGACAGTACCTTTGCCATATCCGTGATTCAAGCGGCCCTGGAAGTCGTTGTATGACCAACTGTGCAGCGGCTGCTGTATCGCGAGGCGTTTCTCGTCGCCTGTGGGGAGGAACTTAGGCACCGCCCAACTGAACATCCCGGACGGAGTGCCGATGCGCAGATCCTCATGCAGCCGCGCACGGTCGGCAAGGTGCTTCTGACGCACCATTGTAGCGACGTCGCTCAGCGGCAGCGTATTCAGATCACCGTACACATTGCGGTCTTCGATACCTGGGGCGAATTCGGGCATTACGACTGTTCCTCTATTACTGTGCGGACTTTGTCTGCAGTAAGCTCTGACATCTGTTTCTGATATTCTTTGAGCTGCTTGGCATATAATGCTCTGTAATACATAGGAATGCGTGCATAACCATTAGGTCCATACTTCGTAGGCAGGAACTCTGCTATACCATTATAGGCCTGCTCTGGTGTTTCTCCCTGCTCCATGTGATATGCATAGGATCGCAATAACTTTGCTTTCATATCTGGAGCACCGCGATCCGCACTGCTGATGAGATCCGATAGGTAACTTGTGTATGGGCCTTTATAGCTTGCCCGGTGCTCTCGAATCGCGGCTTTTATTCGTTTCAGTTGTTCTTCTGTAAATAGTCCCTGCAAACGCTTTCCAGCTATATCAGCACCTCTGTCTTCGTGACCTTCACGGACTTCATCTTTGTCTGTACCGTTTATATACAAGCCGCTGTCATGGAAGGCTGCTGCAGCCGTCATTTCAGGTCTCCAGCGTTGTTTCCGTATCCGGGCCATTGCTTTGGCGGTTGACAGTACATCCTCTATGTGATTCCAGCCGTGAGAACCCTCTGCTGGATAATACGGCTTAGCCAGCGACAGCAGCTCTGTATATTTCATCTCTTCACCGCCATATATGTTGGGTTCTTGGATTCACTCATATTTGCCGAAGGGTCTATCGGCGTGTTGTACAGAGCACGGTATTTCGCAATGTACGGTTTGATGTCCTCCGGCTGCACTGTCTGCATCAGCCGGTATCTGTCGGCCAGCTCCTTGCTGAATGCACGCGACCATGCTGTATCCGGGCCCTTGTATGGCTCACCAAACCAGTGTTTCAGCTGGAAGTACACGCGCTTCGCGATGTCCGTATCGTTGTTCCTGTTATATGGAACAGGTTTGTTCAGCGCAGCGAAGCGCTTATCATCGGAGCCCTCGAAGATGAACCGCATCGGTCTGTCCACCAGATGATCCAGATCCGCATGCACGGTACCCTTGTCAGCCAGTGCCAGCAGTGTTGCTGCCGGACTTGATGGTGTCGTGAATCCATTCCGTCTGCGCCAGCTGGCCGAGTGTTCCAGGATGGCTTGCCGTACCTTCTGTATATCACGTTTCGGCAGTACATCGTGCTGTGTCAGCGTTCGATATGCCTTTTCAGCGCCTGCAATGTTATGGTCCATATCCATATCGCGTCTGGCAGCGTCGTGGAGCAGCACCGCGGCGTACTCTACATTCGACAGCGGCCTGCCTTTGATCCTCTTCGCTGTCCGGTATACGTCGGCTATGTGATCATTCCAGCCGTGAGAACCCTCCGCAGGGTAGTAGTGCCGAGCGATGTTGCGTATACGCTGCTGGATCGCGTTCCGGTAGTTGATCGGGTTGTCTGCCATGTTACTTCTTCCGGAAAGAAGCGCCCACGTTCAGGAGCTGCCGCAGCAGCCGGCGCAGCGACATGCGCCCTTCGTGTTCCGTTACCACGACACCGTTGCGGTCCTTACAGCGATAGATGTATACCGCTTCCCAGAACATCCTGGGCCCAGGGCCGCTTTCCGGTTCCTGATTGATGGCTGTGATCTCGTACTCGTCCGTCTGCTTCGCACGATTGGACGGCGTTTTGTACTCAAGCACGATAATGTGCTTATCGAAAAAGTCACGGTACAGCTCGACATCGAAAGCAGCACTGAAGAAGGGTTTATCCAGCTTCCTACGCTCCTCGTAGAGCTTTTCGAGTCGCTCATTCAGCTTCAGACTCTCTTTGCGCATCTTTTTGTGCGTCTGTATGTACTCGTAGATCTTTGCGTATTTTCCAAACATGGTGTAGTGCTCCTTATATCAGGATTCCTTTCGCACATATTCTGCCGGAATGCTGCCGTTGGCTGTCTCTACGAAGTAGTGCGGAATACGACTGAAAGGGAACCGTGAATCTTTCTTAGAAGCTGCCCAGTCCAATTTCTCATCTGGCACTACCTTATCGACTTTGAATCCACCGACACCGGCTACGTGCGATTTATATAACTGCGTTATGATACCTGCGGCCAACAGCTGTGCCGGATCTACACTATATAAAGCGTGTGTTCTGGCAAACTGCTTCAAGTCCTTTGAAGCATCCCGACCTATCGGCTCAGACAGCATCGATATCGATTTGCTGCGCACCAGCCCAGGAATTGTGCTATCCAGCCACTTCAGTACGTTCTCGCGCTTTTCTGGGTCACCAAATTGCGGATAATTGCGTACCCTGTCAATGTACTTACGCCATCCGCTGTTTCCTTTGGATGGCGTGACCATTGCTGTAGACAGCAGCCCGTCTTTATCTGCCGTGTTCCTGGTTGGCAGATATGTGTACAGGCGTACGTTGTTATTCGGCCCAGTCATTATGTTGTTGCGGTTGGTGTAAACTCGGCGGCGAGAGCCGCTATCTCGGAGCTGTCGAGGACGCGGTTGTAGATACGGAAGGCCTTATAAAAAGAGGATCCGCCCTCTCCCGGATGACCTAGAATACACGGAGCATAATTTGATTCATAACCAAACAGCTTATTCGAAATGTAGTATGCTCCAGACCCTTTAAACACACCATCTACATATATTTTCACGGTATTGCTCCCATAAGTCAGTAACACATGATGCACACCGGATACACTCGTTGTAGTAGCCGTAACCCGACGTTCGTCGCCTGATGTAACACCATAACTGTCATCAGCCTGGAAAACACAACCCGTGTAGGGCTTAAAAGTGCTGACTGATCCGCCTACTTTTGGATTAAAACCGAACCCTCCGTATGTATTCCCGGAAGTAATGTTTTTAGTCCAGCATGAAATAGTAAGTTCTTGCGCGGAATCATTAGAAAGCACAGAATTGAAGTTCGGACCAGTTATTGCAGCGGTAGATCCCATAATTGTTCCAGTCAAACCCTCGACTTCTTCGCCGTATGCTATATTTCCTATAGATCCAAAATACAAAGCATAGACTCCCGTCGCATCTGTCTCGCCAGGATCTTCATTCAGCGGCAAGTAGAAAATGAGGCCATCCTCCGGAAGCCCTGTCCTGTATTTCGTAACAAGAAACGTGCAGTCTTCGTCATACACGCTTCCGACGACGGGAGTGATGCGGTCATATGACAGGCCGCTTGTGGCGGTGGAGGCGAAGCTCCAGACGCCAGTAGAACTATCGACCGAGGCGAGGTAGCCGGTCCATGCGTGATTGGTGGTATCCACGGAGGCGCACTTGTAGAAGTTCATGGACGAGCTGCTGCCCCCGCCTCCACCTGGGATAAAGTTGCCGCCTATACCTCCTACGATGATCGAACTGCCGATCTTCATGGCCGGTGTATATGTGAGTATTGATGAAATAGGCGGTGTAATGTCTGTAAAGCCTTCAGTCATTTTGTGCTCCTGTTGTTTGGTTCCGTTTATCATGTTACACATCTTCAATGTACAATGGGCGTGAATGCATCAGAGCTGTTCAGCCGAAGCGAAGCGGAAAAGTTCCGGCATGGAAAGCTTCTTGTCATAGCAGTAAAGTTTCAACATTTGAACGTGTTCGAGGGGGAAGTTGTACATCGGGGCTCCTTGGTGATGAGCTTGCTTCCGCCGGAGCCGTCGGACTCGGCAAAAAGGAGCACGGAGCCGGAAGGGATCACGGAATTTGCAAAGGCGGTGCGGTCTTTGTTCTGGACAACCTGCGGGAGGTTGGAAGGGATGATTTCGGGAAGGGACATTTTTGAAAGCTCCTTTCAGGTTGTGCGTTATGAGAGATGAGAGATGAGAGATGAGAGTTCTTTCCTGCTGGTTATGCGTAGGTGATGACGGCTCCGGCAGAGCTGACGATGTTGGCTCCGGCAGAGCTGACGACGTTTAAGGCGGTGCCGCCGCTGTGGACGGCCAGCTCGCCACCGGAATTGACGGTTACGCTGTTGGCGACCATTCCGCTGCCTACTTCTAAAGACATACGACCTCCGCTGTTGATGGTTACGTTGTTTGCGGTTCCCTCAACTTCAACACTCATGCTGCCATCGGAATTTAAAGTTACGCCGTTAGCGATTCCGTCGTAGTAAACGGTCATGCTGCCGCCGGAACCAACGGTGGTACTGTTTGCAGTCCCGCTGTTCCACACGATTAGTCTCGCACCATCTACGCTCAAATCTGTGTTATTTGCGATTCCGTGACTGGTAACTTCCATTCTGCCGCCGGAACTGACGGTGGTGTTGTTGGCGGTTCCGCCCCAGTGCATAGCCATACTTCCGCCGGAACTGATGGCGGTGCTGCTGGCTACGCCGCCATCGTAAACGAGCATGCTTCCGCCGGAACTGATGGCGGTGCTGTTGGCAGTTCCGCTGGAGTAAATTTTCATAATTTCATTGGAGCCGACGGTTGCGCTGTCCATGGTTATGGCGGAGGAAATGACGGTGCCGGAACTTGTCAGGAACACGCCGCGGCTTCCATACAGAGGACCTTCCGTTTCGGAACCCGATGAACTGGATCCATATGCAGGCTCTGGTTGCCCGGTAGATACGATCTTCAAGGACGATACTATTTCTGCCTGTGCACCTGATGCAAGCGGTTGGAACATGACAGAACCGTTGGAGTTGACAATGTACCCAGGAACGACAGACTCACCTGTCGCTGAATAGCTGCCTGTAACACCGAAGATGGTGACACCCGCACGGATATTGGATGCCACCAGATTCGAGTCACCGGAGATGATCAGATCAGCGCCCAGATAGCAGTCGCCGCTGACCACCTGTGAACTGGTCGACGGCATGATCGGCTCGATGTCGTATTCCGCGCGCATCGTTCCGAACTGTAGATCGCCATTGCTGTCGTAGAACACTTCGTCTTCGAGGACGTCTTCCGGATCCACGGTCACATCAGAGAAGTCGAATCCACCACTGCCTTCGTATTCTCCCTCGATATCGAAGATAGTGACCCCTGAACGGATATTGGACGCAACCAGATTCGAGTCACCGGCAATGACCACATTGTCATCTAAATAACCTGAGCCGATCTGTTGTGATGTTGTGGTTGGCGTGATCCAGTAATCAGGGACGACCGCATACGGAATCGTGCCGGATCGCAATGAACCCTCAGCATCCAGGAATGTAAATCCCTCCAGTACTTCGGTTTCTCCTGCCGTTACTTCCGAGAAGTCCCCGTATGTACCCTCCACACCGAATATCCATACACCTGCTTTGATGTTCTGGGGAACGAGATAGGGATCTCCATCGATGACAATGTCCATGTCCAGATATCCGCCGCCGCTGATCGTTTGATAGCTCGTCGTCGGGATGATCTCTTCCGGGGCGCTTACATATGGAATAGTACCCGTGGTCAGATTACCGTCCGAATCATAGAACAGCGCACCGGACATCACCATGTAGTCTTCGGCTGTCGTATCGGACACATCCACGCCGCCGGATACGTTGAACCATTGCGGGCTGCTGATATAGCCGCTGGGAACGATGATCTCGGCGTCCGATCTTATGGCTGATACTGTGGGGATCGTACCGGACCGCTGGACACCCGCGCTGTCATAGAAGATCCCGCCGGAAAGCACCATGTCTGCTGTGATCGTCGTGGATGATACGTCCATAAATATCGGGATCGCAAGCGAGACGCCGAGGTATCCGGATTGAATCACCAAGTTTGATCCAGACACCGCGGCGGATACCGTGGGTATCGTACCAGTGGTCTTGTTCCCTGCCGAGTCATAGAAGATCAGCCCGCTGAGTACCCCGCCGGAGACGGCTGTTGTGCTGGACAGATCGATGCCGCCGCCTGTAACCGGGAACGTCTGTGACGTTCCTATATAACCAACGGGTACGACTACATTGGAGCCGGATACAGCAGCGGACACTGTTGGGATGGTCCCCGTTGTCTGATTGCCGGTTGAGTCATAGAAGACCAGTCCGCTCAGCACGCCTCCCGCTTCCGCGGTGGTACTGGAGACGTCGACGCCGCCTGATATAGGAAATGTCTGTGATGCTGCGATGTACCCTGATGGGACAACTACGACGCTGCCGCTGATGCCCGCGGAGACTGTTGGTATAGTGCCGGACTGCTTTGTTCCAGTCGAGTCGTAGAAGGCCGCTGTCACCAACACATCCGCGGGTGTCGCCGTAGTGTCGGAAACGTCGACGCCTCCGCCGATCTCGTAGAAGTTGCCATCATGTTTCTTGGCAAGCAGGTGGCCTGACTCCCACAGCAGCAGCGCGTCTCCGCTTTGCACGACCGCTGAGTTGAACGATGTGCGGTCGACGCTGGAGGCGTATTGCGGAAGATCCGACGGTATGTATTCAGGAAGTGGCATGAAGACCCTTGTCGTTACAGTGCGTTATACATATTCAATATAAGCGCAGGGTCAGCGCAGAATTTTCTACTCTGAGTAGAAAAGTTCAGCATAGGTACAATAAAAAAAGGCACACAGCTGTTACACTGTGTGCCTACACTGCAGGAAGCTCGGAGCTTACTTGCCCTGCTCATCAAGTGCCTTTTCATAAGGCGCTGCCGAGAGTCTGCTCTGATCCATAAAGCCTCTGACCATACCAAGACCTGTGCCTGCGACGCCGCCAAGGCCCGCGCCAGCCAGGATCTGCGCCAGCTTACGCGCGGGGCTCGATTTGCGGTCTGCAAGGAGTCCTGCCAATGTGCCGCCAGCAGCTGCGCCGATACCCAGACCACCCCACATATTTTTGGTCATGGCATAGTCGCCGTTGGCAGTCAGAGCATCCTGTTGACCTGCTCTGTATGCTTCATCGGCCGCCCGTGCGACAGGTCTGACTGATTCCTTGATGAGGTCCTCACGCCATCCGGCCTTCTTGTGCAGTCCGCGAGCAGCAATGTCCGTCAGAATGTCATAGGCAGTCAGCTGGTGTGCGGACGCGGTCTTCGTGTCCTTCTTGCCCTCAGCCTTCTTTGCTTTCGCCTGCTCTTTTTCTTCGCGTTCATTGGCATCCGCATGCGACCGGCCATAGGACTTGTACACATTGTACGCGGCCAGTCCTGGAACGATCCACTCACCGGCAGCGTCGCTGTTGGCGTAGGCACGCTGTTCAGCTCTGGTACGTGTGGGAGTAAGACCCGCGAGGCCAGCTCCAAGCAGGTGCGCAGCCAGTGAACCACCAGCTCCGATACCGGCACCGATGAGAGCGCCTGTACCGGCGGCTTCAGGGCGTTGTCCCGCACCGGCAAGGGCGCCTGCACCAGCGCCGATACCCGCGCCTGCTCCGGCAGCCAGCAATGTGCTTGTCAGCGGCCCAAACTGCTGTGCCCAGGTGTGACGCTGAGATCCGTCATCGGCGCGGTTCTGACGTTTGAGTCTGCGCATGACACGAGAGGCTGCCACTCCGGGAGCCATGGAGAGCAGCGGTTCTTTGTCCAACTGCGCCTCTTCTGCTTCTGTCGGTGTCGGCTGCACGGCTCCATGGATCGTCCCACCAAGGCTGACAGCTTGTGCCAGCGCAGGAGAAATAGCCCCAAGTGCTGCGCCTGGGATCGCCCCATAAGCGATATCCGAATAAGGTCCGGCTTTCTTGCTGAGTGCTGCAGCTTTCTGCATGCACGCTCTGTGAATGTTCTCAAATGACATGTTTGTAATCCTTATGCTTCTTGTTGTGCTTCTTGGATGGCGTCCTGTACGGACATTTTTCTCTTACCATAATTTGAAAAGGCGTTTAATGCCAGTGTACCGAGTCCCGATGCAGCGGCACCCGCGGCGCCTGCGAATGGATTGCCGTTACTGAGCGCCATGGAACCGAGTCCTCCAATGGCCGCGGCGACGAGGGACGCTGGTGTGGAGTCCAGCAGCACCGCACCGACACCCATTGGTTTCACTTTTTCCTGCACTTTGCTCACGAAGTCGCGGTCTGCAGCGTTCCGGTCGTCGTAACGGTACTTGTACCCGTCCCCAAGATCCGCTGTCAGCATCTTGGCTTCTTTACGCAGGCGCTGGATGTCTGTGTACTTCATATTTGTGGATCCTTTGCAGTGTGCCTGTAGCTTTGCCTGCTTATATAAAACAGCCGATTTCTGCTGCTTTGACTCCTTGTGCTTAGCCTCATATTTTGCGGCCTCTTCGACTCTCCGCTGCAACGCCAGCTGATAACCCAACAGCTTCATGTTTTTATATGGCTGGTATCCTGGTATAAGGACTTTTGAACCATATGCTTTATCATTTCCCATCGCCGCTACATCCTCGGTGTTCCAACTGGGTGTAAGACCTCCGGCCAGCGCGCCAGCCAGTGTACCAACGGGACCCAGCGCCAGCAGATTTACTGCGTTAGATTTCACGGTATTCCTCGACAGCTGCATCTCCGCTGCGTGTAATGCCTGCCGCTCTTCCGGTGTTGTGTACTTGCGCCACTGATATGGCGTATAGTCGAACAGCTTTGCTTGCTTTGTGTTCTTCATGTCTGTGTACTTCATGCTGTCACCTCTTCGCTCTTTATTTGTCCAGATACTCCTGGATATCCTTCTTCGTGATCGTATCGATATTGAACAGGCCCTTCACAGGGTATGGTCCCGTAGCGACTGTGCGGTCGCTTTTCAGCACGTAGTTCGGGTACAGCAGCGAAGCCAGTTCGCCGTTAGACAGCTTCTTGGCTCCAGGTGCCTCTCCTTTGTAGATCTTCTTCTGCAGTGCATTCAGGATACGCTGTTTCCTGTCATCGATGAGCCAGCCGTCCATCCATTTTGGTGCTGTCGGTTCCCAGGTCTCCCCTGTAAGTTTCGTGTACAGGTCCGCACGGCTCTGCTCGTCCTCAGGAACCTTGTATGCTTTACCGATGTACACATCCTTTTCCGGATGGAAGTCCGGAAGGTCCTCACGAGCAGGCTTCCCACCACCCAGTGCACCAATACCATGAGCCAATGCACCTCCCAGCGCACCGAACTGTGCACCAGCAGCACCGACTGATTGTCTGAACAGATGATCGTGGAACTTGTTCGTGATGTTCGTATCGTCCTCTTTCCATCCCAGAGCCGCGGTCTTGCGCAACCGCTGAATATCCGAATATTTCATACTTGCCTTCTTTCCCAGTTTGTCATACAGCCAATAGCCGCCCAGTGCGCCCAGACCGGCTCCTGCCACGGTTGCCAGTGTTCTCAGCGGTTTGCGCTTCTTGCCGCCCATACCGCCAAGACCGTAGCCCAGCAGACCTCCTGCGACGGCACCGCCAAGCGCCGAAGTTCCTGCAGGCACTTTGTCCTTGATCCACTGCTGTGCGGATGCCGCAGCACCGGAAACTTGTTTCTTGATCCCATTTCCGAATTCCTGCGCCGCCTGCTGACCGAACTGCTGTCCCGCTGTGCCTGTGATATCACGCACTTCATTCTTGACAGCATCCCGGCCCCACTCATTCCAGTTATCGATGGGATGGATCAACATGTTCCAGCCATCAGCAAATCTGCGCCAGTACCCTGCATTCTTTACTTGTGTGTATTTCATCGTGCTCTTGCCTTTGTGGTTTTACAGGACGCTGCGCGTTACACTCGCAGGTCAGCCATTGAGCCACGCGTACCACGCTGCAAGGAAGTCCTCACGGTACTTTTCACATTGTTCCGCCAGCGCCGGCACCTGCGAGACGTCGTCCAGCTTGCCGTCGATGACACATGGATTGAAGTAGTTGAATGTGTTGTACCCGATGTTGTTTCCCCAGAACCTCGTGGCCATCTCGTTGCTCAGGGTCACATATGGAACGATGACCTTCGTCGCCATTCCCAGCAGCGAGTATCCGTTGTACTCGCGGGTGGAGATCGGGTGTTCCACGATGTCGTACCCTGTGCCCAGCATCAGCACGTCCATGTCCTCGAATTCCACTCCGCGCTTCGACTTCAGCGCCGTGGTGGCGGTCAGCAAAGGAGCCACTTCGATCATGCCGCCGTCGATGTAGCACTTGCCGTTGTAGTCCCTGCCGCTGTAATAGGAAGGAGCAGCAGATGTCAGACCTCCCAGCTCCGCCAGCGGGATGTCGTCGTCCTTGTGCAGAATGTTGTCGAACACGTGGTACTGGTCGTCTGTCAGATTCAGTGTCGGGATCACCAGGTCCAGTTTCGGGTACACCTTGCGGACGTCGCCCAGTTTGGTGTCTCCGATGATCTCCTTCAGCACCTTGTCGATGCTGTCGTTGTCATAGGTGGGACATGCCATGGGATTGATCCTGGCAATGAACCTCTTTGAAAAGCAGTTGCCAGCTTTCTCTCTGAAGATCTTCTCAACCTCTGTGAACGTATGCCCCGCGGCATAAGCAGCAGCCAGGATCCCTCCGATAGAGCACCCGGAGAGCATATCCACCTTCAGCAGGTTCTGCTCCACCAGCGGCAGCATCGACAGAAACTTCGCGGGGATCTCGCCGAAGATCCCTCCGCCTGCAATGATCAGAACTTTGTACCTTTTGTTCGCCACTTTGTTGTCCCCTCTGTTACAACAACGGCGGCGGGTAAGTTGCGTTCTGGGGTTCACAGGTTTCGGTGCTGTGACAGGACAGGTAACCGCCTGCTCTTTCTGCGCGTCTTCTTTTGTACTCATAGTAGAAATTTCCTCCATCAGATCACTGAAGCGGATCCTTTTGTAACGACTCAAGTGCTTCCATCAAGCTGTCCTTAATGTAGGACTGCCGATGGCATTGCAGGCATTCCACATACATCTGCGGAGGTCTGTTCTCGATGTGCAGATGGTACACGCGGAGTTCTGCTCCGCATACCGGACAGAGGTGCAGCAGTTCGCACCGGCTGCAGCGTTCTATGCAGTATACCATCAGTGAAGCGGCTCCTGCAATCAGCAGGACAGCCAGTACGGTGATCACTACAGTGTAAAAAATAGACATTGGGTTCTCCTTTGTTGTGATGACGACGGTGGTGTATTTAATGGTTATTAAATACACCACCGTCGTATGGGTTACTTGACAGACCGGATGAGACCGATGTGGCCGAAGTCACGCATCAGATCCCCGATCCGGGAACATGCATAGAAGTATGCGTCTTCCTTTCCTGTTTGGGCTGACTTATCGGCCAATGCCACGATGTTTCTGGCGCTGTCCAGATCTTCCTTGAGACCGGGTGCGAGTTTCTGCACCTCGTCGAACAGTCGTGTGGCGAGGGCGCACAGTTGTGCAACATCTGCACTGCGGTCCCAGGCGTCATCATCGCCCACCGGGGGCAAAGGGAGCTTTTCAATCGGCATAGAAACCTCCTTCCGACCGCAGTCTGACACGGTCTGCCATGTTCTCCAGGTGCCTTGCGGCCTCCCGGAGTGTTTCATACTTGCGCTTGTACAGCGCAAGCATCTTGCTGACATAGAGGTCATCCTTTTCAGTCCAAATAGCGAAGTTCGCGGCGCTGGTGGCCAATAACCCAGCGAGATTGGTCAGTTTGATGACCTGCGTCTCGCTGAAGTTCTTATCGAAGATGTGCCCTCGCAATTTCTGCTCTACCTTTGCGAACTTGTCGCTCAAATCCCAGACGTCCTTGCGAGGGCCGTCTGGGAAAGTCCCGTTGAGCAGACGAAGGAGGTCATTTTGCATGCTGCACCTCCCGAGAATGCTCCTTGATACGGTCCCAGTGCTTCTGCAGTTCCGAGATGCCAAACTCCAGGAGGCTGAGCCGCTCTTCGATTTCTGCCAACGCGCGGTCTGCGCGTTTCGGCATCGTGAAGAAGAAGCCCCGCAGGACTGCGCACTCTGACTCCGACAGGAAATTGTGCAGGGCGTCGATGTACCTGCGCAGCGTACTGGTGCAATCCATGTCCTCCTCAAACATCTTTAGTGAACATTTGCACTGGTTCGTTCGTTCCAGGAGAATGGACATTGTACGCATTGTCGCATCACAGGATTGCTCACCAGTCAGGGTTTTGATGCTGGCGAGTATTCGCTCGCGCCGGTACTGCTTCCGCACCACGCCGCCCTGGGTCGGACGGAACTCTTTTACTGTGACGTTGATGGAGTCCCCGTTCTGAGGACCCCATGTTTGCAGCGCATGCATGTGGTCAACGTCTCCTGTAAACACAACCTTGCCGCGGCGGACAACCGTCGTGTCCAGAATCGCGTATTTGCCGGGGACCGGCGGGAAGCCGGCTGCCATGAGCAGGTCAGCCAGCTTTGTTTCGAAATCGATTTCGGGGGTCAGCAATTCGCCCCCGTTGATGGAAAGGTTCACTTTCATGATTATACTCCTCATGAGTTGTAGACACCACCCAGTAGGTGTATTTTCTCTCAGGAGTATTTCTATGAAATAGAAATACTCCCTGAGAAAATACACCGTTACTGGGTGAGTCTGTTGAATTTTATACCGCGAGTAGAAAAGTTACTTCGCGGCAGTGTTCTGATTGAGCTTGGCCTGCAGGACAGCGATCTTCTGCTGCACCTTATAGGCCCGACGGGCAGAGCGAATCTTCTTGTAGAGATCCCACAGGGAGACCCCACCGAAGTCGATCTTGTTACCGATGCGGACTTCTGCCCACACACCGTGGTCGGTGACGTGGACGGCCTCTGATCCGAACAGCAACTGACATGCCCAGCGGGGCAGCCAGTGGGTCCGATCAACAGGATCCTCTTTGGGTTCGTCCGGCGGGTTTTCCAGCTTCTTGACAATGTACTGCACTTCCCGCAAGCGGGAGCTGATTGGTGTGTCGGCGGGATCGCCGATGCGCCGCAAAAGTTCCCTGAGCAGATCTCTGGTGTCACAGACGTCTGTGACGAGAGCAACGAGGCGAGAGTTGATGCGCTCATGCGCGGCTGTCACCTCGTTTGTGATCTGCGTCTGGATCTCTTTCTGCCTGTTCCGCAGGTCCTGCGCCTGCTCCTCCAGTGCCACGCGCACCAGATTGACGACCGTGTTGGTAGAAGCCTTGAGGGCTTCTCCGGTGGTCTCCGCCAAAGTTTCGAGGTCATTTCCGTGTTCCGGCAGAACCAGCGCGTTCAGACGGTTCTCCAGGTTTTCCACTTTCGCAGAGATCTGGTCCAGACTGGTAGCCATCCGTACGATGGCCATCCACTTTTCAGTGTCGACGAGTTGTGCTCCCCGACGGACCTCATGCCGCTGCTGGTGCTGTTCCCGCGGTCCCTCTGCTAACGAGCGGCGCTTCTGCTGCTTGGCCGCATACTTTGACATGGGCCTAGACTCTGACGCCGACTGCTGGTTCTGTTCCTGGTTCGGGGTGTTCTGGACCTCGCCCATCTCGGGCAGATCCGCCAATGATTTGAGTGTTTCTTCCATGTTATCCTCCATGGTTTTGGTAATTAAGGGCTCAACCTGATCAGCGACACCGTGTCGTTGAACATTTGAACCCCTGGTTGTTTCTGAGCAATGCGCTCGGCAAACAGCTTCTTCAGCTGCTCCGCCGCTTGCTCTTCGGTGAGACGCCCCTCCAACAAATCAATCATTGTCTGGGGCACCTCTTTTCGGAAACAAAGACCCTCCATGAAGTCGTGGGCCTGATTGCAGGCTTCACGCTCCAGAGGGTCTTCGACCCAGCGGGACCCACTCATGTGTTGTCTCCCCAACGGTCGTGCTGTTCCTGTTCATACTCACGGTAATCCTTCATCACTGAGAGCACGATATATGTGACGAATAACACCACAAGCAAAAAGCCACCAAGCATTCTCAATTCTCCTTTCCGGTTTTTCGGACACCAGCAACAAAAATGATGTCCCCGTTCTTCAGATACGGGTTCTTAAACTCAAGGGAGTCCACGAATTCGTCATTGAGCCATACGACGAGACCATCAACCGAAACTGGAGCGATTACGGGTCGCAAGAACTCCTGCAGCCAATCATGAACGTCACGCCTGTTGAACAGTTCTTGCAATGTGATGTACTCAATCGGCACGCACTTCTCGCACAAGCCAAGCCGCAGTGCCACATGTCCGACTCTGTTGGACTGGTACTGGTCGCAGGCCTGATCTATAAAGTGACCTCCGAACTTCTTTGTCCGTGAGCAATAGGACCTGGTAAGACCTGATCCATGACAAAAGTGTGCACACTTGCCGCATGTTTTCATATATCCCTCCTTTCGAGGTAGAGGCCAATGAAGATGTGGATAGCCAGTACAACAAAGGCAACCACTCCATAAATTTGGTCTTCCATGTTCAGACCTCCTTCTTCGGCGAATTGAACAGATAACACCACAGGCCGATGAACGGACTGAGTATCACGAGCGGCAGGATCAGCAGCGCAAAAGCGCTGCAGAAAATGATCCTGTAGGCTACGCACCGGGCCTCGGGGAGAGACCTCTCATGAACGGACTCATAGGCGCTGCTGTACAGCGCAAACGCGGATTTTGTGTAGCGACTCAGAAGCGCCACAGTGCTTCCACCGAGGACCGCGGACCAGATCCACAGTCCAACATAATGATGGACGACGGCCCAGACACCGCCGAATTCAGCGTTTATATGTGCGACTGCGCCGCAGAACGCGACGCCCAACAGAATGATGACACAGGTCACCATGACCCGCGTCAGTTCTTCTTTCGTTTCTTTCATGGTTTCTTCCTTTCTACTGAAAAGTTTGAGGCCGCCAGGTTGATGTGTTCCTGGACAGCCTCTTTGTTTTGTGCGCCTGGCTCGCCGGCTCAGAAACCGATACGGAATGTCTCGGCTTCCCGGCGCCTTGCCGTTTCCATCTTGGCGATGACGATATTCAAATCGTGATCTACAACATCGCCGTTGATTTTGGCGGCCAAATCCAGGGCCGCCACCTGTTCCGCTTCGCGCGGATTCAACTGCCGGAAGCGCTGACGCGCCTGCTCCGGCGTCTCTTTGAAACAAACGCCTTCAATACTCATTTCGTACTCCTTGTATGCCTCCGAGGTGCGGCCTTCTTCGGTTTCTCCGCGGCGGCCATCTTGGCTTTGGGCAGCCGCCGCGGACGCTGCGGATCCGGGAGTCCGCACTCTGCGGCCCATTTCTTTGCTGTTTCGGTGACACTGGCTTCTGCCAGACGACGAATGGCGGTATGCAGAGAACTGCCAATTTGGAAGTACTCTTCCCTGATCACGCTATCAAATACGTCGGAGTCGACGTATTTGCGCAAAGGACGCAACTTCTGCTTCCACTCCTCGATATCTTTCCTGGCGTGGACAGCAGGAAGCTGCAAGGCCGCGCAGATAAAAGTGAACAGCATTTCGATTTCTGATTCCACGAGATCGTCTTCGCTGTCGACGAGCTTCTCAAAAGACTCGTCAGTTTCGACCAACAGCGTATGTTTCGTATCAAAACCGAATTCGGCTTTTCGAAGATTACCGAAGATCTCCGCCCAGAAGTGTTCGGATGACATCATACCATCCGACACGACGAGGACAAATTCGCCGTCGTCTTCGAACAGTCCGATATACCGACCTGAACGGGTCTTTCCGATGACGGCGGGTTCGTCTCCCTCTCGGAGGAAGACAACGTCCCTCTCCACGATGCCGATGATTGCTTTTGCCGCGTCTGCAGCAGTGATTGTTTTGGAAAATGTTGCCATTTTGCACCTCCTGGTGTTGTGGGGATGACGACCCAAAATTAAAATTTCTGTTTCGTCCTTTCGGACTCATCAGTGCGGACAACACATCCGCAGACAGATTGCACCCACGACATTATTGTCATGCTATTATGCCGTGGGTGCGGTGGAAATTTAGCAAATGCCAAGAATTTCAGAAACCTTCGCATTGATGTGCTGAGGATCGCTGATCCTCTGTTTGGTAGCCGTTCTGCGGTCACGATGTTGTATTTTGAGGGTGTACCCTTCCTCCCTTGTGTGCTCGGCCAGGAACGAAATGCCGAGTTTACGATTAAAGATGAAGGCCTGGGTGTCGCTGAAAGCGTCCCAGTAGCCGATGTTTTTGTGGAAGTTCTCTTCAGTGGACGCGAAAAGGAACGCGTTGTTGAGTGTGGTTGCGAAGCTCATTTTGGCTTCTCCTTTGTTTAATTAAAATTTACCCACGCCGGGCCAGCGGTCGGAGACAACGATTTCTCCTTCCATTGTATCATGCCACAAAAGTACACAAAATTAAGCTGTTTTAGGTACAAAAAACCCGGATGCGTTCACATATCCAGGAGCGCATCCGGGCTGAACTGCTGTCCGCATTGGCTCCATGCGCAGTTCAAACATGGTTAGGAAGGTCGGATCAGCAACACGGCTAAACTCGCTCGCAGTCGCCAACAGATACCGGGTATCTGCCAACTCAGCTCACAGGCCTCCAGTCGAAAAACGCAAACTACTGGGTGTCCGCTTTGATCCTCCGGTCACGCACTCTGCGATGTAGACTGCCACAGGAACTAACACGGGTAGAAAAATGAAAAAACCCCGTGTCCTTCGTGCGTCATGGTATATGTTTCAGAACACTGCATACCTACTATAGCATAAAAAAGGCGGGAGGGTTCCCGCCACTTTTCTACTTCGAGTAGAAAATCTCAGATCTCGATGAACGCCTGAGCACGCGGGTCCGTCAGGACCTCACCATCCTTCGCCTTCTTCAGGCTGCGGATAACGGGTCGCCACGAGGGAACCGCGGTGTTGTCGGCGTCCACTGCCACAAAGGCGACAGCGTCTTCGCTGAAGTACTTGTCGCCCTTCCGCGGTGTTGCGTGTTCCCTGTCCAGAATGGCCCAGCCGACGGGAACTTTGTGGAGTTTCTCTTTGCCCTTGATGTCAATCGTGAGAATCGTCTGCATTGTTATTTCCTCTGTTGTTCGTCCCTTACAGTACACGAAGAATCGCGTTCCCACAGATAGACGACATATTTGAGCAGCACCCACAGACAGAACAATGGCCAGTACATACCCAGTGTTACCGCTGTCAGGCATGCCACCATGTTGGCGCATTCGCTGTCATCCCATTCCTTGTCTGTATGGCTGGCGTGCAGCGACATACCCATTGCGAGTACCGAAACAGCGCAGTAGGCAACGGGCAGCCACACACTGATTTGAAACAGCGCCCACAAGCCGCCCACAAAGATTGCTATGGCTGACAGCGACACAAACAGAATGAGTACTTCTTCGTCACTCTCCTTCATCTTCGTCCTCCTCGTCTTCGTATGCCCAGCAGTACAAAAAAGCTATCGCTACATAGACTGCACCGAGCAGCGCAGCCAGCACAAAGAAAGGCCACATCAGGTACGTCATCATCAGAACGAGAAGCCAGATCCACTGATCGTCCTCGGCTACCCACTTGCGATTCAGCAAGTGCAGAAGGAGCACGCAGACAAGTCCAATACCCCCGTAAATGATGCTGAACAGGAGGCCGTGCTCGTCGTAGATCACGTAGTAACAGAGCCCGCAGAGGATGCCGATGAACGCTATGATGCAGCATACTACAAAGTCGCATCCGGATGCTGTTTCAAAGAACTTTGACAGCCGTATCCAAGGCCAGAACAGCGACCTTACAAACTTTTTCAAAAATTTTTTCATTTTTCTCCTTGACATTGTTTCCATGCCATGCTATCTTCCCGTAAACCACAAAGCACAGGAGGTACAATGGCAGCATTTCAGACAGAGAACATCACTCCGTACATGAATGTCATCGAAAAGATCCCGCTGATCAGTGTTCAACGTGAGGTCGAGCTGCACAAGCTGATGAAGGACCCCGCGACAAAGGACCGAGCCAGAGAAGAGCTGATAACCAGCAATCTGAGGCTCGTCGTTAAAATAGCGCACGACTTCAAGCATTACGGAGTTACATTTGCTGATCTGGTTGCTGAAGGAAACGTGGGTTTGATGATTGCCGCTGACAAGTTCGATCCCGGAAAAGGCGCGAAGTTCAGCTGCTATGCCGCCTGGTGGATCAAACAGTGCATGCGCAAAGCCGTAGTATCCCAGAGCCGAACGATCCGGATACCGCAGGGCTGTGCTCAGAAGCTGCTGCATCTTGAGAAAGCACGCACGCTGTTTGCTAAAGAAAACAATCGGGAAGCCACGCTGGAAGAGCTGTCACAGTTGACAGGATTCAGCGAGCGCACGATTGAGTCTCTGGAGAAGTCAGCGGTTACCACTTACTCCATGGATGAAACAGTGAAGGACGGTTCAGACACCACGTTCGGTGAGATGATTCCGGAAGAGACTGTGGATGAGCGGGAGAGTGCCCAGCATGAGGAGCAAAGAGCCCAGATGCTGCAGGCACTCTACACGCTCTCGGATCTTCGTCAGGAAGCCTTGTCTCGCAGATACGGACTGAATCATGACGTCTGTGAAGTGGAAGACATTGCACAGGAGCTTGGAATGCCCGCGCGCGCTGTGCAATGTCTCATCGACGAGTCAATCCAGCAGCTCAAGGAAACACTGAATCCGGGGCCTCAGAGACATCGTGACCTCCGGCCAGATACTCAATGCGTTCTTGAATCAGCGTGATGGCATCGTCGTTCCGATCTTTCATCCAGGCGGACACAAAGATCGGCTGTTTGCTTGCGAGAATCTCGCCGTAGAACCTCCGACGCGCTTCAACTGCCTGAGCTTCCGTGCCGAGACCTTGCTGCTGGTATTCCTCGAAGATGCGATCTTCAGCCAAGCGCAGTCTGTGCACGTTGCTGAAACAGTACCAGTCAAGGTCGTGCAAAACACGCTGCACGTCTGTCTTGTATTCCTGGTATCCGAAACGTGTTGACAGGATGTCGTCGACGACGCGCTGATTGCTGTCACGATCCATGCAGTCATCATACTGCTCACCGGACGCTGAACGGCAGTAGCTCGCATATACTCTCGCTGCGTTCAGTTCATTGAACGGCTCCTTCAGGTTGGCATGTGCATCATGCCAGACGATTGCATTGAACAGCTCTGACCATGCGTACATGTTTTTGAAACAAGGGCAAGACGCTGCGATTTCCGAGCGACGACCAAGAGCAATCCGCAGCATTTCTTCTACGTGGCGCTTGGAGTGGTAAGCGCCTCTGTACATCGGTGCCGCAGGCACCAGCAACGCACTGATCAGCGGGGACACCAGCGACCAAAGCATGTCGTATGTCGTATCCTGTGTATCCGGATACGACCTCGGCGGCTTTGCGTCTGTCTCTTCGATATCGTTTGATGCTGCTTCGCACTCCTTCACAAACTCGGAGATCTTGTTACAGTCCTCCATTGTGAAGTGTCTCGCAGGATTGTACCTCGGCTCATGGTCACGCCCAACGACTGCCAGCCACCTTCCAGCATCGTTATCTTCGTTATCTTCGTACACCACGTTCTTGAACATACGAAGACCGTTTTTGCGGTACACGATTTCTCTCATGTGTGTTCCTTTCTTACTTCAGTCCCTTGTCCTTATTCCGTTTGTCTCTTTCTGCCTTGACGATGTCGTAGCATTCTTTCGTTACGAGCATATGGAATTCCCCGTTCGCGATAGTACAATCATCGACCCTGGGATTATTGCAGAAAGACCGCGCCGTACTGATGCCGGACACCAGAAACTGCAATACATCCTTGGATCTCGTAAACAACCGCGGACGCTCGACCAGCGCCAGCATGAAGGGAGCGGCATCGATCTTGAGCAGATACTTGTCGCCCTTCTTCACCGCTTTGAACTGCTTATCGGACAGCCGAATCGCGCCGTTGAGTATCAGATTGGTCACTGTGGTAACCGCGTAGAGCAGCTGATCGAACAGCGCTGACAGATCCTCGGATATGGCGACGAACGCCTTCAGCGCCGGCGCCTTTTGAACGTCGAGAACCGTGATGTCATCTTGGTCATCCTGACTGCTCCCGGTGCCTTTGTCCTTGAGGATCGCATATTCCAGCATAAAGAACGCCAGCGATATCGAAATGCGTGTATCCGCATTATCAGGCGTCTTCGCGGTCACCATGAGTCTTTCAAGCTCACGCACCAACGCGTTGTGTTTGTCATACACTGAAATAAGATGCTTGCAGAACTCGTCGTATCCGATATCATCTCCGGTCTTTGCGTTGTAGATCTTCAGCTGTTTCTTGATGAAGGATTCCCAGTCCACAAGCATGTTTGCAAAGGAATTCTTCGTCATACGTTCACCTCGAAAGCCTCGAACGCTCTGATCATGGCCAGCAGCTCCTGCGGCATACCCGCGAACAGCAGCGATTCCTGGAGTCTGTTTGCCTCAGCGTTCACAGTACGAATGGCTTTGTTGTACTTCTCTTCGATCATACGCTTTGTCTCAAGGTGCTCCTTGACCACTTTGAATCCGAGTTCAGGAATGCCCCTTTCTATAATGGCTTCTTTGGTGTCTTCCGCTGACTCGACCTCATATTTATGAGGCATGAGCCGCCATTCCAGCTCATAGTTCGTCTTATAGGCCGTACTGTTCATGTACCGACAGAAGCTCCGGTACAACATATTGCTGAGCTGCTGCGCCGACATCTTTCCGATGATTGCACGGAAAGAGTCTGCGGCAGAACCAATGGAATCAAGTGCTTTGTCCTTCCGAGCTGTGAGATCGGCGCACTTGCTGAAGCGAATTTGTTCGATCTTGTTCTTGAAGAATCTCCGCTGTTCAGCGTTGAAGCTCTTCTTGACGGGCATTTGCGGGATGTCGATGTGGTTGCTTTTCTTCATGGCCATTTGTTCACTCCTGGTTGTTATCGTTCTTGTCGCCGTATTCGCAGTGCACATTCTCACACAGATGTTCATAATCCTTGATCAGGCTGCACATGGCTTCGGCATCCGTGCCGAACACCACTTTGTCTTTGAGCTCCGCTCCGCGCTTCTTGATGCCTTCGACGCAGTTCTCATACACCTTGTTCAGACGGCCGATATCAGACTCGTAGTTCAGCGCAATCAGATTGCCGACCGGAAAGATGTTGGCACTTTCCTGTCCGATCTCCACAGGATAATTGGGAACGATACATGCCGAATAGCCGAGCTTGCCATCTCCCAGGTTCTCCATGTAGCGGGCAAAGAAGGTTTCCAGTGCCTGCCTGCGATCCTTCTGTGAAGCGTGCGTCCACCAATGCTTCAGGCGCTCTCCGGGCGTCTTGATTTTGGCTTGCGCGAATTCCCGGCGTTTGTATGCCTGTCTGATGAGCTGGTCCTTGATCTCATCGATGCGCTTCACGAAATACTTTCTTTGTGTGTTGTTCATTTGTTGTTCCTTTCAAAAATTGATGATTGAATCGACCGCTGGCCTCATGCCAGCGTGTCCTGCAGCATATCCTGGGCTGTCTGAAACGCGACATTCAGGCATGTGGCCTGATTGTCGTAGACGTCTCCATCGTCGTCCTCACTGTCGTATACCTCGTGCTCCGTTTCGACAACGTACTTGTACGGAGCTCTGCCATCCCTTGTCGCAGCCACGACCTTCAGATGCACACGTTTGTCGCCCTCGAACAGCACAGTATCTGTACAGACCGACTTGTCCGGTACCAGCTGTTTCAGTTCAGGGCACAACTGACAAATCATGTTGTCCACGTACAGTGTCAGTCCGGGGCGATCCCAGGACTGTACTGTCATGGCATCCATAATCTCGTCACGAATTTGCTTCTTAGTTTTCTGTGTCATCTACCACCTTCTTTCTGATGATTTTGGTTTTAACGAGTGCCTGTGAGAAAAGCATCATTGTGTTTTTGTTGTCTCTGTAGGAAGCCACCTGCAGACTGCCTAACGGCTGCCAGCCCATAGACAGCAGCTCCTGCATGCTTGTGTGCAGCTTCTCTGGCGAGAACGCGCTGGCTACCATGTAGTGTGTTACGACCTCACACAGCGCGTATTCATCCTGCTTTGCTGACGAGCGCTCAGATGCCAACGGATTAGGCTCGAAGTCCTCGTCATCCAGATCGACGCCAGTCAGCAGTTTACCGCCAATACTCATTTCTTGATCTCCTTCTTCATTGTACCGCGCAAAGCCCAGCCATCGAAAGTGAGCGTTTTCAAATCGAAGCGCATGACAAATTCGTTGACATCGTGCTTGCACCACTGAAACGATGCTTTCGCGAAAGCATCTTCAAGCCCGTAGGCTCTGATGCCGCTTAAAGTCTCTATTGTCCGTTCTGTGTTCTTCGGATCGAACTTGTAGACATCGAACAGCTTGTCACCTCTTTTGCTGTTCAGAATCGTGTGCTCGATGGGTTTACCGGCCAGGATCTCCAGGTATTCCATCCTGGGTGCGACTTCGTATCCGCAGTTATCGCAGCAATATGTGTACATGCCTTCGATGTTGCTGTCATCGAAGTTGATTTCGCAGTGCTTGTCCTCGTATTGCACGATACCGAAAGACACGTCATCGATCTCCTCGACACGCGCATAGATTGTGGACAACTTTCCGCACCGCGGGCAGACCAGCTTCAGAGGCTCCCCGTTCTCAGGCTTGTAATCCAGAGGATGCCCGAGCAGCTTCATGCACAGATCATCCACCAGCTTCCTGGCCTCCCGCAGGTTCTGTTCCATACGGGCGTAGGATTCCAGCGCCTTCTGTGCTTTCTCGATGGTGGCTTGCTTGACCTTTCGCACTTTCAGCATGGTGAGGATATAGTCATAC